TACAAAATCAAGATCCTTTGTGGGATCAGCATAACGTTGGCTGAATTCTTGGAAACTAAAACTGCGATGACGTAAAATTTGTCGAGCAATGTCACGTGTGGTTGTAATTTCAATACAAGCACTAACCATTTCAAGTGGTGACCAATGTTGGTGCTTGACCAAATACTTAATAAGTTTTTCGCTTGTTTCTGTGTTAAGTTGATTAGCAGGATTGCTAACACGGGCACAATATGCAATTAGTTCTTGGGCATTGTCGACACCCATTTCGGCAAATTCTTGTGTAGGTTGACTGTAACTAATTAATTTAACATTCATCTCAATTTTCTTTTCTTTAAAAATTTGTTTGTATTCTTGATCATGTCTTTTTTAACTCTCTCAGTGTCGAGTTTAAAATCTACATTTTCTATTTCGCTTTCATACGAGGCAAGCATCTCTTTAAGATTTGTTTCAAACGAATCCCAATCTTCTTGTGCCTGTTTAGCAGTTATTTGAATTTCCCATACTTTTGCATTTTTAAATGTAACAGTAATTGAGTCGAGGTATTTTAGAGGTACAACATTTAATGTAATCTCTCCAAATACCTCGGGCCAATGTTCAATGACATCTTTAGGAAATGGTTTTCCGTTTGTCACTCTTCAATAGCAGTTTTTTTCTTAGTAGGCACTAGTTCTTCAGCCATACGACGGAGTTGAGCAGCTTCCTTGCTTAGACGATCCGCATCACTACGATACTTCTTAGCCAACAAGTCGTCGGTTAAAATACCATCTTCATTTACTGTTGCCGATGTAGTTTTACCTGCATCATACTGCTCCATTAGTGGCTCAGTATTTCCTGTCTTTGGACTAATGTCTTTTACCTTGGCTAATTCTTGCACGTCAAGATTTTCCTTGCCGGAAGGACGAATAGCAAGATCTTGCACACTAACACCAGCTTGTTGGGCAATAACCTGATTCAATTCTGACAGCAAAATTGTAGCTTGCATGTTTGGAACCATCTCAATAGCATCAGTTGGAAACTTAGCTAACAATCCTCTTGCATGTAGACTTGGCAACATGGTACTACCGTCTCCAAACAATGCGCGAGCTAATACTTCGCTAAACTCGTTTGCCGATTGCGCAGCATTCGACTCAACTAAATTAATAAGTGAATCGTGTTGGCTTGGATCAAGGCTTTCTGTTTGGATGACTAAACAACTAAATGCATCTCCTGGAAGTGTTCTAAACACTACTAAGCATCTACGCCCTGTTGACTTAATGCGACCTACATGTTTTAAGGTTTGCATATTAAACTCCTGGCTTAGCTGTTTTTGCTACGGTATCTAAGAAGGCAGATAACTTATTATATGTTTGTCCAATTAATACCATTTCGTTTGGTTTAAATGCGCCACGTTGACTTGCAACATCGATGATTGATTTCATGTTGTTCAAATCAGTAATAGTTAATTCTGCCCCTTCTTGCTGCGGGGCTGCTTCCGGAGCAACTGCTTGGTTTGTTTCTTCAGTCATAATGACCTCCTTGTATAAATTATATATGCTTATTAATTAGCAGTTAGATTAAATGTGGGCAAGCAAGTTTGAAAAAACTAAGTTCTTTCTCTTGTTCAAACCCAATCTTAGTGACAAATACAATAGTATTGTCCACTAAATCAACAGCTTGACCTACATAGTAACGACTATTAAGATGTTGATAAATCCATGTATCTATCGTTTTATGATAGGTAGGCGTATACTTTGATAATAGTGCATAATGAAAATGCGGTGAGGGAAAATTAACTTTCCTCAAATCTAATGTATTAAGGATGTTAACCTTGCCGTTCTTTAATGCCATTATTTTAATCCAATTGTCATGTATCTTGTATATGAATCTTCTTTAAAATCAAAATACATTGATCCTGAAAATAGCTCTTTCTGTAATGGCCATAACGCCTTAAAGTGATCTAAATCTGTTGGACGTCGAGTGTGATCTTTAATGTCCAGATCATTACCTTGGAATAGACATAGCGTGCCGCTGGGAATACGATCAAACCAATCTTGACTATCGAAGTGCTCAGTTGATGTATTAACTACTAAATTAATGTTATCGTCATATGTAGCTTTATTAGCATCTCGGGGGAATGATCTAAACTGCCAATCATTTATTTCCCATGAGTTATTAATCAAATTTGCATCCATGCACACACTTGCATCGATATCATATGATCTACAATACTCAATAGCCACACGTTCTCTTGATTGCAAAATAAAATGCAACAAAGCATACCATCCACCGAGGATGGCAATGCGTAGTGGCTCAATTTTTAGTTGAGCCACTACTGGTTCTAATTCACGTGCCGCCCAAATCTTACTTTGAATTTGCCCTGCGCTGAATGCATCAGGATCAAGTTTTATCACTAAACTCATAGTAAGCGTGAGCTCCAAAGGGTGGTACAATACTAGTATTACCGTGGATGATGAATACTGTATCACAGTAGTTTTCATCACCCCATGAGCTCCAGGGATATCCATCTGTGAACATGATAAACTTCTTAGGGTTAATGTCGTGTTCTTTCATGTAAGTCCAGTTAGCATCAAAGTCAGTACCACCACCACCTTTAACTTGGTATTCCATAATGTCATCGTTATATCCGTCAAAGTCTTGTTCATTATAGACTCTGGTATCAAAGCACCACACTTTAATTTTGTAGTCTTTGTATTCTTCCATAATGCCTTTGATCTCGCTAATAAAGTCTTTAGCTTGATCATCTCCAATTGACCCTGACATATCGATAGCAATACAAATATCAATTGTTTCGGCATAGTTAGTGCCCGGAAGAATTGCACTCATGTGCCAGCCCTTACGATTTGGCCGCATAAAAGTATAGTCACTTTTAATAGTGCTTTGGATTTGTTGACGTAAAATTTCACGCCAGTTCATCTTAGGCTCAGTAAGCTCTTTGATCATGCGTCCAATCTCTGCCGGCACATTTCCCGCACCCGCAGCCTGCGCCGCAGTCATCATAGCTTCTTTGATCTCATCACGGATTTGCTTGAGCTCTTCTTTTGAGTATGCAGGACGACCTTTGCCTTCCTTCTCCCAATCAATGTGCTCGTCGAGTAATTCTCCAAGTGCATCTAATTCTTGGTCATCCATCTCACCAAAAATTTCATCGTACACTTGTTCTGAACTTTTGCCGTAGTGTTTTGGGTCATGGAAGATTTTAATCTTTGGAGGAACTTCACCAATACGATCACGTACCAATGTGCCATTAACAGTGTAGTCAGCGGCAATGTTCCAAACTTTGCGATCACGGCCTTCTACACGAAGCATATGCTCAAACACATTATGCAGGATTTCGTGTGCAACAACAAACTCAACCTGCTTAACAGTTAGATCTTCGAAGAAGTCTCGATTGTAATACAAGTGACGTCCGTCGGTGGCAGCGGTAGCACACCAAGCGGTAGCATCTTCAATTCTAAGCCGGGTAGCCATGTTGCCAAAGAACGGATGGCGTAACAGCAATCCAACTCGTGCAACAACAATCTTGTCAACAATTGGGTCTAAATAACTTGTCATTTCTGCTCCTAAATATTTACTGTATGTATATATTATAACAGGACCCGCGGGTCCTGTCAATTGACTTTGGCTACAAATTAGCGTGAATGTTTATCTGTAGCGGCCGCAATGTACTTACCATATTTGGCATGGAAGTCATCAAAACATTTGATCTCATCTGGATCCAACGGCAATTGGTATTGAGTCAATGCAAGTTTGGTACCCATTACAACCAATTCAGTTTCAAAATTATCCATCATAAATTGGAAGAAGTAGTTAACTTTATCGTTGAACTTCTTGTCGTTTTTGTCGCTGGCATCTTTCAATTCATAGCACAATGACACTGTCAAAGAGTACATGGCACTAATTTCCTTGGTGTCCATTTTCTTAACTTTGCCCGTTAAAATATCTGTAGGGTCAGGCAATTTTGAGCTAATCTTACGATGAGCCATAAACTTAACTGCAAGACCTTCACCGACCGCACCCGAAATCAAGTCAGTCATTGTGCTGTCATCTTCGTCGTCATCAAACAACAGTTCGCTAACAAACGCCCAACTACGAGGAGTAGCAAAGGCACGTGATGCTGACTTTGGATCAAAGTCGTACAGGTCTTTCTTGGAGAAAGTCAAAAAGCCAACCACGTCCTTGTGGATTTTGTTTTCAGTAGCCCAGCCAAAGTAATCATCCCAATCAACACGCATTTCCAAGTGAACGAAACGGTTAGCCAACGGAGCAGGCATACGGAAAGTAGCACCTCTGTCCGTTTCACGGTTGCCAGCGGCAACAATCAAAACGTTGTCAGGCAAGCGGTAAGTACCAACCTTACGGTTCAGCACTAATTGGTAAGCCGCTGCCTGAACAGCAGGAGCCGCAGAGTTCATTTCGTCCAAGAACAAGATGATTTTCTTGTACTTAGCTGCCATAACTTCGTCGGGCAATTCAGTAGGGGGAGCCCATTCCATTTTATTAACGGTGCTGTTAAAAAATGGAATACCTTTAATATCAGTGGGATCCCATAGGCTCAAACGGATGTCAATAACGTGAGCTTCGAGCTCAACGCCCATTTGCTTTACGATATCGCTTTTACCAATTCCAGGAGGTCCCCAAAGGAACAGCGGACGATTGGCTTTAAAAGCACGGCGAAGGGATTTTTTAGCAGCCTTAGGGCCAACGGTACGTGAAAGGATCTCGCTCATATATACTCCTGGGTTAAAAAGCGTTGTTATCTTACTGTCTATGTAGCTATTATACAGCGTAACAGCGTCCCTGTCAACTTCTTTTTAGGAGTTTTCGTCCGTTTGGCTATCTTTATTTTGGGCGTTCATTGCCTTAACAAGTCCGTATTTTCGAATGTCGTCCGAAAACATGTACAGCTCAAAAGATTTCTTTTCGGAAAATACAGTAATACTTTGGTTTGTGAGAAAATACGGGCCGTCCATTGATCTATCAAAAAATATGATAGTTTGGGGACTTAGTTCAATTGGCTCAGTAAATGGAATCTCATAACTTTTCAAACCCAATTCGTCAGTTAGAAATTCAAAACCCTCGTCACTTAATCGTAGTCCGCCAATTTCTTTTGATCGGTGACTTTGCCACCATTTGTACATATGATGCTTGACATTGGCACTATCTATACTTTTTTCCTTTTGTTGCAGGAATATTTTGGTGTAGGTCTCTTTTGAAATCATTTGATAATTTCGCCGCTGGTTAACTTGACTACTTCAAAGTCATCACAGTTAAACATTTGATTGAGTTTCTTTGCAAGATTGTGTGCATGACCTGGATTACTAAACGAGACCTTCTTGTACTTAGGTCCAGGATAGCTAGTAATGCTACTTGCTGATTTTAAATTAAACGGTTCTTGTTTATAGAATACTGCCCAGATAGCCTCTGCGCTAAGAACTTGCTCGCTTTTATAGTTCTTTTTATTAATGTATTCTAACAGAACAGTGGGTTTGGGTCTTGACATGAAGTATGCGTCCTATATTATGTACGCATATATTTATCATTCAATTGGTGGAAAACCCGCCCCCGTCCATCTGTACTGTGACTGCTCCACCGGAGCTTGATTCTAATCGTCTGAATATTGTATCGTAATCTTCAAGCAATTTAGCACTAACTTCACCTAAACAATACGCAAGTGCTTTGGCAGTTTTAATGTCTAACTTAATTTCTCGTTGCTGAGTAATATCAGCAGCCTTTACCTGTTGTATAAACTGTTGGATAGGCGCAGTATTAATCGGATTTGGCATTCGATAGTACCTGTTTCATTTCAAGTTCACTTTTAAACGGACCTTTAGTTGGATACCGCTCAACTGTAATTAACTTGGGACAGAATGATTTAACCCAGCCTTTGTCAAACTTAATTGTGTAATATCCAGCACAATACAGACTCTTGCTGGCCTGACTCTTGGTAAACAATGGTAACTTACGTTGTACATTGAACAGGGGATTATATGGCCTACAACTAGTCGGATACTCATATACGTCACGCACTTCTTCGTGTGTAATTTTTACCTTATCGCTAACTAGAAAAAAGTCCTTGCCAAATCGTTTAGTTAAATCATCTTTTCTATTAAAGTAAATCTCACCTTCTTTAGAGCTTAACATAAACTTGTTATTTTCTTTTTTATGTAAGATAGCAACCTTCTCACCATCTTCTTCTACAATCCAAAATTTTCCATCAACAATGGGTTTTGCTTTTAAATTCATTTTTATTTCCTTTTAATAGGTAGTACAGGACATTCATTCATTTATTATATTTTGCCTGGAATGGAACAGCATATTGCTGAATGTTGTCAGCAATCTTTTTCATGTCCCATGTGTTACAAAATTTTAACATACGAATACCAACTTGATCAACAGTCTTAGGTACTGCATTAATTTTGATAGTTTCAGTAATAAAATTACGAATGTCTGCAGGTTGTGCAGTTAAATCGCAGAGCTGTACATTACGTTGATAATCTTCTAGCACACGATGTTCTTGTCCGTTATGGTCAGACCAACGTTGCAACATGAGATTGTTCCACGCATAGCCTTTGGATTTACGATCTTCAAACGCTTCTTGTAAACCAACTTTATTCTTAGTACCCTTAGTACGAACTCCGGGATAGGCCGAGAAGACATTGTCGCTAGTATCGCCACGCATACATTTTTCAAATAGCATCCATTCTGGATCTTGTGCGGGCTTTGCTTCACCGGTCTTTTTATCTTTAACAGGTTTGCCCTTAGCATCAAAGATGCCTTCGTGTGTAATATGTAAATCACCTACACCATTATATTGACTAACAGTGGGACTTACTAATTGTGCAAAGTCTCCGTCAGTGCTGATAATAACATGTTTTGCTTCTGGATGCATCTGAATGAATCCAGCAATCAAATCATCTGCTTCTAGTTGTTTATGTTGCAATACTGTGCAGTTAGTCTTTTCTGTTATGAAGTTTTTAAACTCATCAAACGCTTCCCAGAATAACTTATCTTCTTCTTGTTCTTTAACAGTCATAGCACTACGAGTTTCTTGTCTGTTTGCTTTATAAGGCTTGTAAAAGTCCTTACGCCACGACCGACCTTCAAGGCAGAATACTACATGACTGCCATCAAAATCCTGCCATGCTTTTTTAATGCTGTTGAAAGTAATGTGAAATGCCATACCTAGTTTGATATCGGCATTGCCCTGCACCACATGACGAGCACGAAAAAATGTATTAGCAGTGTCGACTATAATATATGTCATGATATGTTCAAGTAATTAATGATATACAATTATAACTTACTATTTGGCTAAAGTCAATCATTCTGGGGTACTAATTGATCAAAAATTGATTTAGTCATAAATGGAATCTTTTTAACGCCGTCATTTACCTCATGTATGTGTAAATCAAACGCAATAGTTAGTCGAGGAGTATTTCCACCTTTATATTCTTCTGATTTATGATATACATAAGTGGGAAATATAGTTATTTCACCTTTGGTATTTTTTATAGATAGATATGTACTGTCTGAGAAAGAATTTCGGTATAGCGTGGAAGTATGATAGTTGTCTAATGACATGTTACCACTTAAATATGCAGTCGGGTGAGCACCATGTTTATGTTCTGCAACTTGCTGGGTGTCATGCATTAAATTAAACCAACAGACAATATCTAAATCAATATAAGGTGTTCTGTCCTGAGATACAAACTCGATCCAAGATTTTCTTAAAAAATTAAGAAGATCTTCTAATTCCGGACATTCGTTTATAAAATTGAAAAGATTATATTGACTAAATCTACTAGTAACGCTGTCCAGCCCTAAATTAGTACCACCGTCGTGAACAGCAGGATATTTATTTTTAATATTAATTTCATTATTAATAAGCCAATTTCTAATAATATCAATCTTTTTTATATCATCCCATTGAGAAACCCCAATTGAAATATCCCAGAATGGAGCATATGGAGTTTCTGGTAGTGGACTAGTAATTTTTACAATTGATGTCATGAAACTTCTGATTTATCTTTTGTAATCGGAACCACGTTAATGTAACCTGCACCTCTTGTAGTATCTTGCCCTTCTTCGCCTAACATATTTTTGGCTAGGTCTCTGAACCAACGATCTACAATTTCCTCATCCGGGTCACCATCGTAACCATATCCAGCTTGCTTTAATTGTAACACGAACAGGTCGTTCCAGTCAAGCTCAAAAAAGCCATTACGTACATTTTCTTTATTGACGTGTGTGTCCAAAACCGCCACCCAAGGTTCACCCTTGGCAGTTGCACGTTCTTTTGGACTATACATTGCTTCCTCTGCTGCCTTAATTGCCGCAGCCGCTTTTTTACTTGCTTCTAATTGGGCTGCTTCAGAAACAGCTATAGCTTTGGCAGTGGCTTCTTCGATTGCTGTAATTCCAGTAATACGTTTGAAAAAATTCTTAATCATTAAGTTCCCCACTCATTTTTAAATAACGGCACTTGTAAACGGTCACTATAACGCCATCCACGCTTCATGGCTGCTAGTGCCACATTCTTTGCGTTGAGTGTATAAACACTTTCCACACCACCCACCGGCATCAAGTACACATGGCCTTTAAATCCTGCAGAACGAAATGCACCCACAGCACATTCGGCATCTGCAATATCCTGCTCTGTTGCCACTACAAATTTTAAATATGCTGTGCCCACTTGTTCGTATTCACATACTACTTCTGGACAAATGGCTTCTTCCCACTTCTCACCACTTGCTGGAAGTTTGGCACTTACTGAAAATGTAAGTTCCTTGCCTACTACACTATTCCACTTTCTCAAGTATTCTTTAAACTCTGGTGTAAGTTTTTGAGTACCGTTTGTTTCAAACGTAATCTCTTTTAACGCCTTCATTTTAGGATTGTTTAGCAAATCAGGATACGCACGTTGCCAACCTAACAAAGGTTCACCGCCCGTAATTACTAGATGTTCGTCTTGCCACATCTGGAATGGAATAATCTCCATAATACGTTCTACAATAGCTTCGCTTGTGAGCATGGGCGACAAATCTTTAAAGTCTGGATGCCAACTGGCATAGCTGTCACAGCCTGTGCTGACTAATGGCAAGTCCTCATACTTCATAAAAGACTCAATCATCGTATGCGTGGCCGCAATGTCAGTGGCTTCATGACTCATTTCTCCACGTGGCATACCAAAGCCAGCACATTTAAAATTACATCCGAATGTGCGCAGAAACACAGACGGGACGCCCATGTAGCGTCCTTCACCTTGTATGCTGTAAAACAGCTCTGCAATTTTAATTTTACTCATGCTTTTAAATTTTCCATAGTTGCAATCTTTGCAATCCGCTCGCCGAAGTCTTGTTCATTAGTAATGATATATGTAGTATGATCATTTCGATCAGACCGTCTATCATAGCGTGAAAATTCTACCACCTTGCCACCTACTGCCGAGTATACCTTAAAGTTTAGAGTTGGATCACTATTCATATCTTTTGTTGATACAGATATACCTCTTTTAGAATTACTAACGAGTACGTCACGTTCACATTCATCATGGGCACTTAATACCCAGTTGCGTAATTTTAATTTTAACCAATTCATAATATTCCTTAGCGTGGTGCAAACTCTTGTTGCAGTTTAATGTTATCAAAGAACTCTTTTTTTGTATGGGGATCGTCTTTAAACGACCCTTTAAGTACTGTAGTCTGCGTTAATGAACTATGCGCCATGATGCCGCGATTCTCACAGCATCCGTGTACAGCCTGGATGTACACTGCTACATTATCAGATTCAGTAGCTTTGCTAATTTCACGTGCTATGTCATTGCAGAGTTCTTCTTGTAGTGTACCACGACGAGCACACCACTGTGCTATTCTGGTATACTTGCTGAGACCAATAAGTTTATTAGCGGCAATGATACCGATGTAGGCAACCCCAGATACAGGCTGGTGGTGATGAGAACACATACTTCGAAGCTCACTACGTACCACAAGCATACCTTCGTAACGGTCGGCGCTGTCATTTGGAAAAGCTGTTGCATCTGGTGCCGGTTCATATCTACCTTCCATAATTTCATTAAAGTACATTTTAGCCAGTCGCTTGGCTGTACCTTTACTGTTTGGATCATTTTCACGATCAATAAGCAAGGTATCTAATACTTGTTCAAATGCTACTGTGGCTTCATTAATTAGATGCTCTTTATCTGAGACATGCAGATAGTCGCTAATATTGTCTCCAGCCCAGAAACGTTTGTTATCACGTCTCATCCTCATGCGGATTGCTCCTGCTAACGTCCCTTCTTGATATCCTTTATCGGACATGTCTTCGCCCGCTTTAATAAAGACTTCTTTCTTTAAAGGTACATATTCGTCTGATTTAAATTCTGGTGTGGGTTTAAGTGCAGGATCTGGGGTAAATGTTTGTGTCAATTTTTATTCTCCGAGTTAATGACGTGGATGTCTTTTGTTATTATACAGTATTATTTAGGTTTTTGCAACCTTAATAGGATATTTTTCTTTATTGCTGTTTTCAATACGCTCAATTGTATACCTAATTTATTTGCATATTTTAACCAAGCAGTTGTATCTTTTGGAAAACACATACCACCAAATCCGTAGTATCCATCTGGTCCGGGCACTTGCATGTGACTCAAACCAATTCGATTGTCTTCAGCTAGATACATTCTAATAGTATCCCAGTTATATCCGTGTGCTACTGCTAGTTCGGCAGTTTCATTCATAAAGACAACTTTAGTAGCAAGGTATGTATTAAGTGTATATTTGATAAAGGCAGCTTCACCTATTGAACAATGGTCTACCATTGTTATTGGTTGTGCCAGTTTGATGATACGTTCTGCTTCATTTCTATAGGCAGCAATACTTCCGCCTATGATAGCATTAGCTTCTTTAAGATAATCTTCACGAGCATTGCTAGCTTTTAGAAATTCTGGTATGTGTACTAAATTAGGATAAACTGCCTGCATCTTTTCGTAAAATTGCGGCGTTGCAGTGGTCTTGCTGATGATAACATTCTTATAATCTTGAAGTAGATACAATACGGAATTTAGTATGCTAGTATCACATTCTCCATTATCTTTAGAGGGACTAGGAACACACACAAATACAGCATCGCAGTATTGTAAGTCCGCATAAGTTCCTGTAGATTTAGTGGGATCTACATCTACAACTATTACGTCAGTAAACATCGTTTCATATGCATTGAGTACAGCTTCCCCAACAAACCCTAATCCAACAATGCCGATCTTAACCCTCGTCTGCATTTTTATAGTTTCCTTTTTCTGGAATAACATGTCTTACACCGCCACGTGGATCTGACATATCGCCTTTGCGTCGAGGTATCATATGCACATGAGGATACATCACTGTTTGCCCGGCTGCTTCACCGCAGTTTTGTCCGATGTTAAAAGCATCCCAACGTTCGGCTGCAACGCCGTCGTATCCAAACTTGTAGGCTGCTTTGTAGCACTCCCAGAGATTGTTACTTGACTCCTGGGTAGGCACAAATAACAAATGCCCCTGGGTAACTGGATATGCATCTCTGAAGATCCAAAAGTCTTTTGTTCTGTACTCAATGTCGGTCCATGGTGCTCGTTTTTCATTTAATGCCTTTTCTAAGTCAGTTGCCATAAATTACGATAATTATTTGATTGTCGACAATCCGTTACATAACGATTTTATTTCATCATTAGTTAGGAAAAAGTTATAAGTAGAGCTAAAACTTATTTCGCCATCTTTATCAATGCATTCTTGTGTAAATTCGAGACTGTTTAAGTCGACGGGTCCGGCACATTTCCAGTGCTTAACCCTAAGTCTAAAACCAGCATCTTCTTTAGCAATGAATTCATTTAATTTAATTGATTCGTGTAACATTATTTTGATTCCTTTATTGCTTCAAATGTCCTATACTTTCCCAATGCCGTAATGTACTCGTCATACAGTTTTTTTAGCTTTGGGTACTTCTTTTCAAGTATAACATCTCTTTCGGGAATTTGCAAGACTTTTTCGATTGTGTTTAACCGTTCTTCTAAGTCTACACCGTTTATAACTACTTTACCTTTAACTTCTAAACTAGCAGGATCTTGCTTAACAATCATTACGTTGTCGTTTGGATTGGCCCAAGTTGTGCTATTTGATCCACTTATTAAAAACTGACCAGCAGTACCGTTAGTAGTGTAAACTTTACCGACAGTTAGTGGAGGAATAGCACCATACAAAGGATGACTAGTTCCATTAAATCCGTTAGTAGTCACAATGCCACCTACTGTAGCACCTACAGTATTAAGTGTTTTTACGGGACTCGAGATAGATGTCATTGTGTATCCATTTGTTGTTTACAAGAAAACCCCATTCTCTTTTCTGAGGTCCGGGCATGAATAGAGTCCATGCAGTTACACTAGGGTCTAGTTCAATGCGATGATAACTATTAGCACTGCAAGTGCGAAAATGACCAGGCTTCCGCCAATGTTTGGTTTCTCCAATTTTTTCTCCGTTGTTATTGAATATTGGGACGTATTCATAGTACCCACCTTTTAAGATCAGCGTAGCATATGGCCATGGATGATCATGTACATCATCAGGATCCGATTTATGAAACTTATGAATAAACACATTAAATGGAAACCATTTACGGTCCTTTAAGAAAACATAATATCGAGTTAACAGCGGCTCATCGTATCGTCTATCCATAATAATACGTTTACGATCACGTCCTTCTAAAAAAGAAAAGAATTTATTTTTTAGGTGCTGGATTATCATAGTCATCCTTTACAAGCTGATAAATGGTTTGAAAATTTCTTAGAGCAATTTCTAATGATGGATATTCTTTGCACATTTTATCAACCCTTGCCCATTCTGGAAATGCATCAACCCACTCTTTAGAAACAGTCCATCCGAATGTTGAATTGATATTACTAATAGTGATAGTATCGCTTGTGCCGATGGTAAATGTTGTTGGGCATGCCGACGCTGAATGAATAGTTGAAATACTACAAAAATCAGACGATAACATAGTTTCATCATACCGATATGATTCAGGGACTGTAATAGTAGCAGTCTCCGAACTACCTAAAATAGTTATAGTATTAGTTAAATCGTCTAATGAGTTCGGCAGCTGAGAAGAATCGCTCATTTAATATCTCCGTTTGTTTTTTTAACATAGGCAATCTAGTTTTATAATTATCCATATGTGATATAATGGCACGACATAAATCCGGCCGATATACAGTGTACGAGTCATAACTCTCAGTCCATTTACTTTCATACTTAAACGTATCTAAATACATTTCAGTATAACTAAGCCGGTCAGGTACCATTGGAATAGCATCTACAATAGCACCTTCATAGCAGCCAATGCCTAGAGTTTCTTGCAAACTACAGCTAAACACCATCTTAGCTTCGCCCAGCAAGTTATGATATTCGTTCTTTGTTAGTTCCTGATCTTGGCACACAATGAATTCATATTGGGGCAAATGATGCTTAAGGTCCCGGAAGATTTCAACTTGTTTCTCTGGCGCTATGCGATGAGGGAACAGTATAAGATCACGCTTGGGCATGCCTTTATACATAGTTAACGTATCAACCATATACTCCATGGGCCAACCAGTGCGTACAAATCTAGGATCTTCGTCGTGCAATATACCGGCTAAATCTTCTTCGAACCACGGATTTTCTGTAGGATAGTCATTTAACAGATTAGTAACAAACATTTTGATATGAAAGTTTGTAGCAAAGTAGTTATGATCAAATGCGTGAAAGAAACTTTTTTCGGCATGTCTAACCCAAGGTTTATCTCCAACAAGCCGACCTAAGAAGTCTTGTGGATCATAACTGCCAGCATGCCACAGGCCATGCGTAGTTACTGGAATACCCAATAACTCACTCATGTACTTGAGATTGATGATACCAGGGTGCCAAGCATCAGTAAATATAAAATGATCACCTGGGCAAACGGCTCCGTCGCAAAATAACCTACCCATGGTTTCAACTTGCTTAGCCTTGTAGATATTGGTACCGCCAAAGTTGAGAAATGCTCCAGGAGTGGTAGCACTAGGAATATCCGTAGGACCTGATATAATGTTGACATTGTGTCCTGCCTTTCGTAAGAGATTAGGTACATGGGACTTCCACTGCCCCGTGTACCTTGTCTCAACCGATTCTAAATCGATTAAGAAGATAGTCATTAGGCGTAGCGTGGTTTAGTGCCTTGGTAAGGCTTACGTTCGCCAGTCCATTGTTTCTTTTCACCGTTCCAAGGCTTCTTAGGGCGACTTGCATAGTAGAACTGATTCCACACCTGACTGTCTCTGTTATAGAGATCTGCCTCGTTAAATGGCAGCAACTCGAACCTGCAAAAATCTAAAAACTTTTCTAGGTCGTCAAAGATCCGAACAATGTCGGGCCGATTTTCAAAGTAATTGCCATCTTTATAATTCTTAGCCATTGTAGCTTTTCCTTAGTACTTAATAAATGAACCATTTTCCCCGTCTTCGGAGACCTCAATCCAAACCTCACGGTTGGGATACTTTTGTGAAATCTGTTGATATAAATCCCCAGACATCATTTCACAACTTTTGTAGTCTAACGCTAGTATACTATCTTTGTACAAGTTTAGCAACCAGCGTTTAAACTGAATAAACTCAATATCACGGTCGTCATGTGTAACACCAATCCAAACTTTAAAGTGGAAGATGTGACGATGCGGATAGCCCAGGAAACTTACATCATACTCATCGCCTGTTGCTAAGTTAGGATCTGTAAGTGCGGCCGGGTATTTGTGCATACCTTCTTTGTTAAAGGTAACCCAAATCATTTTGTTTGGACGCCAATCTTGGCGCATTGTATCTTTTTGTAGTGGTACTACATTTCCTATAATCATTTCTTTTCTTCCTGTGGGACTATGTGTTTAAATAATTCCCACAGTTTCCAATCAATACCTTCAAGTAATTGATTTTGTCTAGTTACTGCATCTATTAGTTGTTGAGCTTGTGTTTCGTTCATCTGATAATCTCATCGTTGTTATAATTGCGCCATGGGGTAAAGTACTTTCGCTGAGTTATGGCACCCATTGGCACTGACCACACCCCAGGATTCGTTGCATTAAAATCTTTGTCATCAATTTTAAGCATTGTATTATAATTCCATAATTTTAAATAAGGAATTGGAACTCTTATCTGTGGAATAAAGTTGTTATGCTCATTTAATCCACCGTCATTAAATTCTTCTACAGCACTGATTGGAATATCTAAACTACATAGATAATCTTTATCGAGAAAGAATTGAATCATATCCTCCCAAGCCCTCCAACCATTGTAGTCATTACGTGCTGGATTGAAGCTATGATTAGCGCCAAAGAAAATGTGTATACATCCATTTAACTTTGATGCAATTTCATCTACTGGTTGAACCCCGGTAACAAATAAAGTGTTCATACCATATGCAGGAGTATGTTCTACTTCCTTACCAATAAAGTAAATTACATCTTCTGCAACACCATCTGAATAATCACGCTTCATTTTTATTTTGCTCGTATTGTTTAAAAAGTCTAGTCACGGGTTCCATTCGTTCTTGGAATACATCTGGTGCCTGAAGTGCGGTACGCTGCATATCCCAGTGACTAGGATAATGGCGTAAGCACCAACGAGCACCATCTTTAATATTCTTAGGAACTCGCGGTGTAGTAAGAATTTCTCTTAGGAATTTCTCAGTTTGTACTACTGAACGGAATCGTTCGTCGGGCATGGTCATTTTATAACTCTTTTCATGAAAGTTTTCACGTGTAATATTATTCAAACAAATCCATAAAGTTATTTTCTTTAGGGTCTTCTTTAACTACTTTGTCCACAGTCAAGTTAACTTCTATTTCAAAATGTTCATTTGCCATAGTTGCCGCATTAACAGTTTTCTTTCCAGTAGCACCACGTGTACCGATAATGGTCATCCAATATCTGCTGTAGTGTTCAATAATAGCATTAGCATCATCTCGGTTATCACATGAAAATATAGCTTCTACAATATCTTTATAGTACACTCTATCAAAGCGTTCGTCAACTAACATTGATGGTAATTTACCCGAATCATATTGCCGATTTGCTTCCTGTACTGCATTCAAGTGCATCCAAACATTGTGTCCCATCATTAGTGCATAACTAAATGAATCCCAACTTGTTGCACCCTCTTTACCATTTTTATTTAGGTCGCCGGGAGCATAGATGCAAATTTCTTTCATCTGTATTTGATCAATAATGGGACTTGATTCAAACTTTTCAAATATCTTATCTTGTAATACTGCATCTTTAAACAATCGGCTGTCAGTGGCATACTTTTTATCATCCGCACTGGCCTGCATACGATAAACCCATTTAGTACGATCTTCAGTTTCTGTGTTGATATAGATCTGTCCATTGGCAGTTGCCAAGAACGGACTTGCACAGTCAAAGCTAATAGTAAAGTTTGGATTATGATACTTTCGAACAGCACGTTGAATATCTGTTAATAGTACAGCCCATTCTAACTTTGATGTACCTAAGAAGTGCATCCAATCATGTTGACCCTGTTCTAATAATCCGTCAAATCTTAAAGCCACTAGACGTAGAAGCACAAGGTGAATATCACACATGTTCTGGCCACCCATACCCCAGCCATTAAATGCTTTGTCGCCATAAATCTTAGTATCACAAAACGCTTTCATTGATTGATACCAATCTTCAGCTTGTTTATGTGTTTCGCCTTGTAATACATTTAAGAACTTACAAGCACCTGTGCGATGTTTAATAAAGTATTCATTATTGTATTTTGTGGCTGCAACAGCTTGTGGATAATTTCCAACACCACTATTCTTAGCACCAACCGGACTGCGACCAACCCATGCCGGAATATCAAGCACCATACCATAATCCATTAATGCGTCCATCCATGCTAACACCTGTTCACGTTTCTTCTGTGCTGCATCTAGTTTGGCTTGATAAAGTTTAACATGATCAATTTTAGTATACTTAGGATTACCATTTTTATCTGTTTTGGGATCACCGGTTGGATGTAACTGCGGAACTAATTCGATGCCTCGAGCAACTGCTTCAGTCATACGTTGTGCAACTACTGGACCGTTGGGATCATTCCACTCACCTTCCCACACACCTTTACCGATCTGGAATCCACCAGAGTCACCTAATACCCAACTGGTGCTACGATCTCTATTACGAAACATATCTTCAGTTTCATCTGACTTAGTAAGATCTAAGTTAGCGTGTCCTGCAGAGTATAAACAATGTTTGAAGTAGAACGCACCTTTATCTGGATTTAGATAATTGAGACTTTCTACACCGTTTGCTAAACTCGGAGGTATACGTGCAGGATCTACATAATTTCCATAGCGTTGTTTGCCTATGAACGTTGAGTAGAAACCTGACGTAGCCGGCAAGAAAAATGCGTAATCGCTTTGCTTGGCAGTCAGGTTCTTATTCATTATTTGCTCTGTGCCGGTAAGATATAGTTGTATTCAGCAAGGCCCGAATCAACTGTAATTTGCATAGCGCCCGCATCTGCAATACGCATAGTCTTGTCACCATCAAGCGCAAGAATTGCCATTACTTGATTTACAGGCCATGCCCATGTCTGTTTCAATTTGCCGTCTACATTAGCATGTAACACAAATGAACCTGCGTGTGTACTTGCATCACCAAAGAAAACAACTAAGTTACCATTTTCTGTTTTAACTTGGAATGTTGATTGTTCAGTATGCGCTGCCGATTGCAACCGTAGTCGTTGAATACTTATAACACTAGGCTCAAATTCAACATCCCAACTTGCGCCTTTGAATTTAACTGACTTTAGTTTTTCATTGATAATATCACTATTCATGAAACGATAATCATTATTAAAATCCTTAGCGGCATTTTCAAAATGTAATCCAACCGGAACCTCAACGCCATTTCTTTGTGCTTTAACAACACCAATAGTTGCACCTTCTTTGTATTCCGGATTCTTTAAATGTAATGCTAACTTGTCTAAGTTAGGCATACCAAATACGAAGTCAAACTCATCTACTGCCTTGTGTGTTTTGCCAGTAAGAATAACACTACGGTCTTCAGCCATAGCTTCAATTACTGTGTCTTTATCACCGGTAATTTTAACTAGTGGCAAAAAGCCTAGGTTGTGTGTATGGCCTACGAGGTCTTTTAAAATATCTTGCATGATTGTTTCCTTTGTTGTATAGTATATAGGTTTTTATATCAGAAGTCAAATAATTTATTGAAAGTATTTGTCTGTTCGGTTGATCTGATATCCCAATTTAGAACACCAATCAGGTTATCTAATTTGTTATCAATAATCGTCTGTTCCATTTCTTCGTGATTAAATGGCAAATCCTTAAACCACTGGGGCAGTCTAAGCTCATCTACTGGATAGGCTACGCTAGTAAACCCCAGTGGATTATCTTTGAGTTTGCAGACGATTACTTTGGCACCGTCAGTGACGCTCATTGAATACTTGTCGTCCATCATACGCTTTAGTGTATTCCAGTTAAGACTTGCTCGAACATGTCCGGGCATATTAGTCTTGCCTGCTTTTTCTTCCTTGCCGCGATATGCCGAAATATTGTTAGCACGTTTAGGGCTACCTTTCTCCCATCCTGGACGTATTTTAAAGTTAGTACGGAATTCAGTAATAAAGTCCAATACTTCTTGTTCAGTAGTACCAGTTAAGACTTTCTCCAACACATCACTTAAGAAGTTTTGAATAAATTCTGGCGTATCACTACGTTTCAGATCCAAGCCCATAGCCTTGATCTTACCTGGCTTACCATCAATATCACTTCGCTTGCCTTCCTTGTCATAATACAAAACAGCATAACGTTTTTTAGTAATAAACAAGCCTTTAATTGCAACTAACTCACGACCAGCTTTAATAACTTCCCCACGTGTCGTTGGACAGTGAAAGGCGTCTAACATAAACTGTGGGAATGTCTTGTTAACTTCTTCACCAATTTGGTCGTATAGTTGTACTACACTTTCTTTAGACCAAGGAATTAATCCTTTTTCAATATCCTTCTGCAAAGTGCGAAAAGCACTAAAATAACAAGAGTCAGTGTCACCATAAATAATTGCCTTTCCGGTGTGGCTGTTTTCACCGGTAATAATTTCATTAACCTTACCTGCCATATGACGAGCAATTGCACGACCTGTTAGTGTAGTTGACTGTCCAATACGCTTGTCAAAGAATCTGCAACCTGGATTTAGGATAGCACCATACAAACTGTTAAGGTTAATCTTCTTGACTAACTGACGTTTGTCCCAGTATTCTTCCTCGATCTTGTTTCCAGCTTTAATTGTATCTTTGAGTTTGGCCTGCATCTCTTTACGTTCGCTATACCAACGCTTTAACAGTCCCGGAATAATACCTTCTGTTTGATATGTAAAGATTGTGCCATTGGCACTTAACATAAACGGTTGATTGCTGTCAAATATAAGTTGATATACTTCGGCAGCACTTAGGATATCAACTGCTCCATCTTGCCAGTCAATAGTAATCTCAGTGCCAACTTCTTTGGCCATTACCGCAGTATACTCAAGTGATCCAAACATACCTTCCCACGCAGAGGCAAATGATTTGCCCTTGGCCACAAGGTTATCGATATATTCCTGTGTCATTGTTTGACGCAACTGACCCACAATAGTTTCCGGACCCATGTTTAGAGCTCTAATAGCCGACGGATACAAACTGTTAATATCTAAGGAACCAATCCAGTCATGAATGCCTTCTTTAGGATAAGCAACATACGCACCAGCGGCACTGTTATCGGCTTCTTCATCTCGTACTGGACGATTAGGAACTTGAAATCCACGTTTGTGAGCTTCGTTAATAATGGCCTGTTCAGTAACAGCCACAGCACCCATAGTGGTTTGCAACAACACAGTACACTCATGTGCTAGTGTGTTGGATAGATCGATGAACTTTAATTTCTTATCTAGCTTATCTAATAGGGTAGTATCCTGTCTGTTATAGATAACAAACTTACGGAAGTCATTGTTGTATAGTTGATCCAACGTACCTTCATACTGCGTTTTAGTTTCGCCTACTTCCATCTCTCCAATTGCATCCAGTCTGTAGGTGTGACGTTCTTCATAGGTGTACTTGCGGTACAACTCGAGACTGTCCAGATGAACACGACCAACCAAATCATAAGTAACAGCCGCTTTTCCATATTTCTCGTACTCTCGCTTTTTAGGATATTGATCCCACAGGCAGAATCTGCGTGTATCATCTTTACTTAGAACTTTAGTAACACGATTTACAGTATACGGAATATCAAAGCCTTCACTATTCCAACCGCTTAGTACATCAGCGTCTTGAATAATGTTTAGGAACGTGTCTAACATGTCTGCTTCGTTATCAAAAATATGAGTGTTAGGCAAATCTTTAACTAGTTCTTCAGCTTCGGCTACAGTCATTTTCTTTGGAGGGACAGCTAAACAAATTAATGTGTTTAACCATTGTAGGTGGATTGAGATAGCAGTAATGGGCATAAAAGCATCTTCTGGGCTTGCATATCCACGTTCCGGATCAAAGTCTACCTCAATGTCGAAAAACGCTACATTAAGTTTAGGGGCTTCTTGATTAAGATAGTTTTCACTGAGACATCTAAAGATAGGATTAATATCGGCTTCATATAACTTTTTGTTATTATGAATGGATAGTTCTTTACGGAAGTCTTTTGAGTTTTTACAGACGACCCTAGTTAATGGCTCTCCATAGATGCTCTGGAACTTGCCTTTTGGGTCAGTATGATAGAATGTGTAACGCACTGGAAACTCTTTAAATATTCGTTTCCCATCAGTACCACGTTCTACAATTTTAACAATATCAGCATCGCGCTGAAAGAATGCATCTACATACAAATTAAATTTCTCCTATGTGATTTAAGGCTCACAAATACCATCAAGATCATTTATGGCTGATCAACACCGTGTCTTATTAATTAATTATCATTCTAACTAACCCCACACTATCTATTGTGACTAGCAGTGCGTAGTTAGCAATCATACCAAATGATTTCCTAGTATAAGCAGCCCAACCATACATAGCACAGCCAGCGATCCAAATAGGATAAAGGATAATAAGAGGCGGGTTAGGTACAGTGAGCGCCATAGTGATCGAGCAGCCAATTGATATTGCCCAAGCCATAACTTCCACGACAAAACGGCGAGGGTTAGTTTTATAGTCATCCTTTATCCATTCTAATGTAGGTCTAAGTAGATCATTCATTCAGGCAATCGATTGGTAACACCTAAAATCATTTCAATATCATTCCACGCTTGTTCGTGTTCCTTCCAATTGTCCTTATGAGCAATAGTAATGGCTTTGTTAATAATGCTAGGTTTGATTTCAAGTTCTTCTGCAACAGCTTTAACGGTTTCTTTGAGACCTTCTTTAAGATCTTCGATTTCACGAAGAACAGTAGATCCTTCGTTGATAAGTCGTTCTAGTTTGGCCTTTTCTTCGGCCCCATACATACGTGTTGACATACTGTCTCCTAGTTAAAAGTTATTATACAGTAGTTAGTGTATAAGGTCAATAGGTTTGAAAAAAATAGCAGCCGAAGCTGCTATTTTTGGATAACAAAATTATTAACTTACTCGAATATTTCGAATCATTGATAGTATAGCATCGTCTTGAGTAACTATACTTTCAGCCTGTGTGGGTGGCGCTGGTGTTCTACGATTTACAATGCCAGTTGCTCGAGTTGGCGTTCCCGGTAAAGCTGCTGGTTTTGGTGCAGATGCTGCTGGAGCGGGCGCAGCCACTGGCGGGTCATCGCTTACTATTCTTGGATCCTTGTACATTGCAGGTCGTTGGCCAGGAGTACCTTGTGGTTTATTTCCAGCCGCTATCCCTATACCAGGCGCAATTTTCTGTGGCATGGCAAATGCGCCTCGCGTCAGCGCCGCCGCTGGTGCTGCTGCTATTCCCGTGTCGGCGCTGCCTTGCTTTTTAAAGTGTGCTTGTAAAGCTAAGTTAGATTCCTTACTTCCTGCTTTGTATTTGCCTGGACCCAGTGTCTTATCCACAAATGCTTGATCAAGTCTGTTTTGCTTGGTGACACCCATTTTAGCCAAATCTTGACCTACTGCGCCATCGGCCCCTGGTGAGACCTTGGCTGGGTCGTCTTTTTTAGCCATCTGTTTATTTAATGAATCCTGCGCGGAAATGGATACTGGGTCATCCGTTGTGCTTGACCCGGCCGGCGGCCCTGAAGCTGCCGGTTTTGGTTTCCCAGGCGAGCCTTCTGCTCTCCACTTGGCTACATCGTATCCAAAGCCGTTGTCTAATGCAAAAGCTTCATCCGAACCTTTCTCTACGTAGGACCAGTTTGCATTTGCCATTGCTGCCGCATTCGCAGGCGTTCCCCCTGCTGCTGGCGCCGCTGCAGATGCCGCTGCTGGTGCAGATGCCGCTGCTGGTGCAGATGCCGCTGCTGGTGCCGCTGCTTGCGCTGCTGCTGGTTTTGACTTTGACGAATTGTAGTTATTGATCAGTGCTGTTATTGCAGGATTATTTTCTGAACCCTGCCCTCCTAACTCAGCAGCCAACCCATCCATTTCTTTTTGTTCTGCCGCGCTTAATGCTTCGTTCAATTGACGTGATTCAATAAAACGCAATTTGTTTAAAAAGTAACTAATACTTTCTTTTGTTGCGGTATCAGTAGCTTTAGCTTTATCTAATAGTTCTTTAAATCTAGCAATCTTTTTTTCTTCCGTACCTGTAGCCGGTGCCGCTGGTGTTGGTGGTGTTGTTCCGATTGCGGCAGCGGCATCAACTTCCTTTTTAAATGCTGGATCTGTTTTGTAACGTGGATCCAGCATGGCTTGTTCTGGAGTTTGTCCATTTGCCGGATCGGCAGCTGGTGCCACCGGAGTACCATCTCTTTCAGCATTAGCTGCATCTGAATTTGCTGGTGCCGCTGCCGCTGGCGCTACCGGAACTCCATCTCTTTCAGCATCAGCAGCCGCTGAATTCGGATTTGCTAGTTGTTTAACACGATTGATTTCCGCTGTATCTGCAGCCGCGCCACCACCACGGGTAACTCCCCCTGGGGCCGCACTTGGTGCCGCTGCTGGTGCCGCTGCTGGTGCCGCTGCTGGTGCCAAAGCTGCCTGAGCTGCCGCAACTGATGTTGCTGGTGCCATCGCTCCATTTGGTATTTTGAGTCCTTGTCCACCTTCTCGACGATCATCGGTGCCATCGAGCGGTCTAGTCTCAGTACCAAATGCACCGTATTTCGGCGGTTTTAGTCCAGGACCGCTTGGTGCCGCGGCCGCTGCATCTGCTTTTTCCTTGGCCGTTGGTGCTGGTATTCTTTGTAAAATTTCTGGACTTGGTTGAGCATTGCCCAACCACGTTAGTTGACTTGGTGTTAGGTTGGCCTTGGCCGCTGCCATACCTTCTGGACTGTTTGCGGCTGCATCAGCAGCTTGTTTTGCAGCAAATTTTTCGCTATTTTTTTTGTGAAAGTCTGCAATGCCATCAAAGCCTTTCTGCAAAAAATTTCTATTATCGGGTGCTGCCGCAGCTGGAGCTCCTGCTGTAGGTGCCGCCGCCGGTGCTCCACCAAAAAATCCCTTGACTGAATTAAGGTTCTTTTGACCTTGAGCCTGTTGCTTAAAATAGTCTGCGTCAGATTGAGCCTCTCCGCCGCCGCGCCCTTCTTCATTTAATTCATAACCAAATTCGTTAGCTAGGCCACGTGCAATTGAACTCTTAAAAGTAAGTTCTTCAATTCTTGGATTAGATGTTGCTACTGACTCAGTAATAACTACACGTTCTTCTACAGACTCAGTTAGAGTTTGCGTAGTATTAATTGTCTCTAGCTGTTGCATTAGTGCTCGTAAATCCATCTTTATTCTCCAAATTCTGTAATATATTTATCAGTGCTCACTTTAAGATTCCCAGTAGCGAATTGGGCCGTCTAGGGCAGCAGCCTCCCCACACTTACGGTAACGAATTACCGGTCCTAAGGTGTGTTCTTATTGTTTTGATGTAGCCCTCAGCTGCCAGCTGTGCTTACGATGTGCATCCATGCGGCCTGCTATAAAGTCACTTAATCCGTGTTCGCCTGCAGATTCAGACAGATCAAACACCATCTTTAACAGTTTGACCATTTTATCGCTATCTTGCAGTAGTTCCGCAATCATAGCTCTATCTTCCAGCATGTTTAATTCATCTTCAACTTGTGTTAGCATTGATAAACGTGAATAACTAGCGGGTGTGTATGAACCCAGCTTGCGAATATTCTCAGCAAATGGATCAATAGCACCGTATACTTCAATATAAATAGTTTCAAAAAGCATGTGTAGTTGTGGAAACAACGGACCTTCTACATTCCAGTGAAAGTTTTGTGTTTTGATAGCAAATGCATATTCGCTGGCAAATGCAATTTTCAATGCTTTTTTAAGCTCGTCCATTATTTCTTACCTGCTTTCTTTTTTGCAATAGCGATTGCTGCTTGTTGTGCAGCATTAGCAGCTTCATCTACTGCTTTCTTAAAACCTTTGTTAGGAATCCACCCTGCAATAGGTTTGCATTTACATTTTCCTGGCTTACAACTACAGTTAGTCATACCACATTGCATACATCGTTTAGTATCTTCTTTAACTGATTCTTTAGGAACACAGTTCGGAACAGGCTTGCCGCCTTTCTTCTTTGTGCCCACCATCTTATGACTGTCCCAGCATGGGTCACTGTCTTCATTGTAGTTGTCATGACGATCACGAATAGCATCTAACTTTTTCTCACCGGCACCTTCTCGGCCTGCTTTGGCTAATGCTGTCATACCTGCCTTGCCATACTTCTCATAGCCTTTGGCAGCACGGCTCATTGTACGCTCGCCTTCTGCTACTGATTCAAATTCTGAAGAACCTACATCGCCAATTTGATTGGCGTTCAAAGTCATACCTTTGTAAGTGATTTTTAAATTAGAGTAAGCTAATCCTTTTTTCCTTAAAAAATCACTCAACCATTTTTCAGCCAGTTTGATAACTTGCTGTGGAGTTCCTACCCAATTGTTTTTTGCTATAAATGGTGTTAAATCAAACTCTTTAAACTCGCCGTCTACCGTAACAGACGCTGTCAATTCATTTGTATCATTGCCTTCCGCCACACCTTGCTCGTCGTTAGCAAATTGCTTTTTAGTTGCTTTGACAATGCCACTAAAACGTTTATCGCCGCGTTTAAAGTCACCTTCTTTATCGGCCTTGCTAGCATCTGCACCTGCTTTCTTTTTATAGCTTGCAAGAGTTGCAGTGCTTAATTCGTTTAGTCGTGTAGTTACACGTTCTGCTAATTGCCGAGTCCGAAGATTTCCTTGTTGTGCTGATTCTTGTAACTCTTCTTCAACTGTTTTGAAATACTTGCCAATCATACTGGGTCTAGCATCTTCTTGTACATTAAGTACTGGACTAGTAATTGTTGTGCGCAGTGCAGAATAATGATCAACAGTCATTGATTCGGCAGCAGTTAATCTGTTTAATGGACCTTTACCTTCAACTATATTGCGTAGCCGCTGCATTTCTGAAGAAGATACTTCAGTGCTAGCATTATCTATTGCTTGAAGTATTTTCTTCATATCCATAACTTAATTATTACCTTTTAATTTGCCTGTACGCTCTAAGTCTTTCAAGAGATCAATACGATCTTTATATCCAGATATGCCCGGCTTAATGTCGTGTGCTGCCATACGCTGTTGTACTGTTGGGTTCTTGGCATGTTTCATAGTAACATCAAATTGATGACTATGTTGTGGATTACTATCCGATCCTTCATACGTCCCGCCACATTCTTTTAGACCGTGTACTGGGCATGCCTTACCTTTAGCAGTGTGGTTGCATTTTCCTTCACCTAATGCTGCACTTGCTCCTGCCTTCTTTAAATCTTGTTGAGTGGCTCTCATTCCTGGTACTGTAGTAGTTGCTGTCGTTGGAATTCCAGATTTTTGTGGTGCACCACTTATTGCTGTTTCTTTTACTTTGGCAAAAGGATTAACGCCTTTCTTAGGACCTGCTTTTTTATCAGCAACTGCTTTCTTCATTGGCTCTTTCTTGTCGCCATCTTTGTCCATGTCTAAAAAGTCTGGCTTTTTGCCTTCTTTAAAAGTAATTTGTGATGCAGTATCAACTTCTTTTTTAAATGCTGGATCTGTTTTGTAACGTGGATCTAGCTTGGCTTTTTCTGGAGTTGTTCCTGGCGGTAATGGCTTCATAGCATTTGAAGTTGGTCCTTCGTTTGGACTTGGAACTGGAACATTGGGAGCACCTTTCTTAGGTGCATCAGCGGTCCATACTCCACCTTGAATACTACCTTCTTTGATATCTCCAGTGCCGTCATCTTTCTCTGCGCCTTTATTACTGCTATGCTTGGTAACATTACCTTTCCATGGTGGCAACTTGATGTCTTTTTCTTTGTCTGATTTCTTTTCTGATGCTGATTTTGCAGCTTTCGATGGAGCAGCTGGAGTTTCACCATCCCAGTTGTTGCCATAGCCCTTGTTACCGGCTTTGTGTACAACACCTTTTTCAGTTTTAGTAATAACACCATGCGAAGAACTTTTCTTTTTCTCGCCAGTTTTCATATCACCTTTGCCATCTGCTTTTTCTTTATTAGCTTTAATCATGTCTTCCCAACCTTCGTCGAGATCTTTTTCTTTCTTCTTCATTGCATCTTTAGCTTTAACAGCTTGCTTCTTAGCTTCTGTTAATTTTTGGGTAAAAGCACGACGAATACTTTCTGAATACATATCGCTGTTTTCAATGGCACTACCGTATTCGCTAATCTTCATTTCGTATTCCATGTAGTGATACACAGACGCAATGTAATCGGCAGCTTTGGTAATCTTAGCTTGAACCCATCCCTCTAGCTCTTGATCTTCGCGGATCATTTTGAATAGCTTAAAGCTGTATTGGGCGCATTTGAATAGATCGGCACGAGCCATTTTTGCTTCGTGATCGTCCGGACGGTGAAAGTTATCTTGCATTTTGAGAGTTCTCCAATTTCATAATATTTATCGTTTTAAGCTGCCACCAGTTAGTAAATTGTTCTTCATATCAAGAGCATTCTTTATTGTACCATTGGAGTTTTTAGCAGACTTTCCTTTCTTGTTCTTGTATACTGCACCTACTGCAACATTACCTGCGCTAGTACCACCTGGTGTAGCATCTTCTTTAACTAGTATTTCTCTTATTTTCATAGTATTACTCTAAGTATTGCGGGAAACGTTTGTTAAACTGGCGCATGATAACCCCTGCTTTAGAGTTAGCTTCATTTTCTTCTGGACTACCAGTTGACCCACTTTGATCATCGAGCTCGTGTGTGGTATTTTGTTTATAGTGTACCAGTTCATGAGCCAGTGTTCTAAGTATATCTGCAGGATGACGATCTTTAAGAGCTAACTGTATTGAGTTGTTTTCCATATCATAACCACCAAAGCTAGGTTGATCACCTGTCTCTATAGTTTTATGAATGCCAATCCTAGGTAGTTTGTCTAACTTTAACATCTTCATTACAAATGGCAAAAAGTCTTCTAGAGCATCCATTATACCTGGATGTATAACAGCTTCATTTAGTGACTTCTTCTTACCGGCTTTCATGTTAGCCATCCAATGTGCTAGTTGTCCTTTACGACCACCTTGCTTGGCAACCTTGCGTAGGCTACTTACATTGCCTTTGGTGTTTACCCCGTGACGTTTGGCATCGCCTTTGTCCTGTGGGTTCTTTCCGTCAGCAAAGTTTTCATCCACTGAGTCTCTATAAGGCCTTACCCATTCAAATCTTGTGTCGGCTGGAATCCATTTGATACCCAGCCCTTTGTTGCCTTTGGCCGGATCCATATCTACCAGCAACCAGTTTTTTTCATCACTGAATGGCACAGTGTGTGCTTTCTTTAAGATGCGAATAATTTTGCCCGAGTCTGCAATCTTGCCCATCATAGCATCTTCAACAATTAATTCTCTTAAAAACATATTAGCCTTCAAATTGATCTAACGCAATATTCCAGTGAGAGATGCGATCTTCTAATCCAATAGTACCACCGTTGATTTTTTTACTTAGCAATACAATGTCGCCCTTGTCGCAAATAGCATTTAATCCATTCTTGTGCCAAAACCAGCAAGCACTTAGAACTGCGTATTCTGGTGTGCGTAATAAATCTGGATCATTTGCTAATGTATCATCACCGAACAAATCACGACTGCATTGGGTATAATTACTGCGACCCGTAATTTGTAAAATGCCACGCCCCCGGAACTTCCAACCGTCACCACTTGCGTCATCACCGTTGCCCATGCGACTACTATATACACGATTAGCAATTAATTCTGGTTTACGTTCATGTCTTTTTGCTAATGCTTCGTCTGTATAGTATTTCTTAAAAATACTCATTAGACCTTTAGCACCGTAGTTTAAATTTTCCTGTAGTGCAGTAAAGTCTGCGCTTTCATGTTGGCACTGTGCAACAAATCCTGCTACACGAGCAGGTGTAGTAATTTCAAACTTAGGTAAGTATTCGGCCATGGCGTTATACCATAATTCGATTTCTTTATTTTTGTGTACACAGTTATGTAACTTTTCTACAGTAAAATCAAACTCAAAACTCATATCAATCTCCAATGGGCTTTTCGCCAGTCATGTAAGGTAGACTAAACCATAACTTAAACCACTCGGGTGTTCCTGATTTAATATTGTGCTGCTTCATCAACTTGCCTTTTTCATTGCCAGTAACGCTTATATTACTGCCTTCATTGATGTCATATGGCTGTAGGCCTTTATAACTGTTAACTCCAGCTAGGCGTTTAAGTTGGGCAAGCTCATCCATTATATTAATCTAAATGCCTTTAGATTCTTCTTTGGGGTGTTTTTATTTACGTCAACAGTTGAATTCTGTTTTGTTATAATACCAACACCTGCTGACTCTAATGCTCGTTCACGCTGTAGTCTGTCCCAAGCATTTTCTTGTTTTAAGTCGCCCCATTCGTCCTTGCTAGTAGTATCACGCCTGGAAATATTTCTGCCTTTTAGTTTATCTTCACGGCGTTTGTCACCGGCTGCTCTAAGTTTAGCAGTCATTCCATCTTTAGGATCAGTTAAACGTTTAGCTACAGTATCTATAGCATTGCTTTCACCTTCCGCCACACCTTGTATTTTACGCTTAGTTAATTCTTGGTGTAGTGCTTGTATTTTATTAGGTGCACGGGCAATGGCGTTACGTATTTCACCTGCTATATTCTTAGGAAGTTTTGATAATACGCTGTTGACAATTTGTTCAGCTTGCGCATTTTGTTGCCCGGGCATTTTGCTCTTTTCTGGCTTTGCAACAGGCATATCAAATTCATCATCACTGTCAGCTTCTGATTCTAATTGTGATAGATACGAGTCATACTCATCTTTACGTGCCTTCCAGCTATGTGCAAAACGTGCTAGACTTTCGTCACCCATACGTTTACCTATTTGGAATAGTATAGGAGGTAACGATCCGCTGATTTCTGTAAAGTTAATATGACGTTCGCGATCTTCACTGGCATCTTTTAAAAATGCAATTAGTGGAGGAGCATATTTAGGTGCTTGTTTAACCAAGGCATACAAATCATTTTGCAATTTATTAAAGTAAAAATTGTTAAACCATTGAGCACTTTGTCCAGCAGCATTACGATGAAACCCTTTTAGGCTTCCATTGTTGTCTACCCAACGTTTAGCCATAGCTTTTAGTTTACCATATAACTGTGTTATGGGCTCGCCATTTGTTGCAATGCTTTTTAGTGTGCTAGGTAATGAAGGGCCTTCATCTAACCCCACTGGTTCTTTAACTTTCTTCTTAACAACTTTAGCCGCAGCCTTTTCAGCATGTGGCATAAGATAATGTTTTACCACATCAAAGAACGGATGTCCTGCAACGAGAGTATTGGGATCAACGCCTGCTGCTTGTCCAAACGCATCTCTATCATCTGCTGCTACTGCATTACGTAGAGCAGTTGCTGAGCTTAGGCGGGGTGTGTCTTGTTGTTGGATAGTGCCAAACTCGTAATATCCGTGGGCACCTTCTTTACCATTGTATTGTACAAGTGCCTTAGTAACCCATGCCTCGTCAGTATAGACATTTAATACAATGTTGCCGTGTTTTTCGTATACCTTACTAGCCAACGTTAGCCAACTTTGTTCAGCAACAATATGTCCTTTGATTGCAGGATATACAGCGTCCATTGCTTTGACCTTAATGTCAAATGGTAGTGGATCCTTGGGACCCTGTGTACTTTTATTAGTACCAACATACCAGGCTGAATTTTCACTGGCCATTTCCCATGCTTTCATATGTCCCATATGAGGAGGGTTAAATCGGCCAAATATAATTCCTACCGATTTGCTTTTAGACTCAAATAGCTCTCTTAGTATCATCTTTTTTCTCGGCAGTGTTTTTCTTTTCTTCGTGATAATTATTAGTTTCTTCACCTTGCAACTTTTCACATATCTCTTGTACGTCTCTTTTTGTTAGAGTATCTTCCATTCCTTCTACGGGGAACATATCTTTGTAACGATCAAACGCTCGTTTTACAATGGGTTCAAACGCCTTAGAACTCACGCTACGGCCCGAATCACAATGGCGTGTAAATTTCTGTTGAAACGGCAGTAGTTCTTTACGATAGAATTGTGGGTCATTACGCATAAAAAAGATTAGATCGTCGCGCAGATCGAACTCTTCTCGTTTCATGTTGGGGTTAAACAGTTCAAATATTTTCATAATTATTAAGTTCTACTAACGCTTTACTTGCGCTATAAAAAAATCCCTCTTACGATATTTATCGCAAAAGGGATATTAGGAAGTAGCTTTGATTTAGCTCTTAACTACGGATTCTACGCTGTGTATGTAGCTTCCAACAAACACTTTAACCATAAGAAGCATCTTTTCATCCTTAACGTAGAAGTGACTGCCGCCCCAACAGCTTTTCCTGCATAGATCTTTCTTAGCACGTTTAGGCATACGAATCTTGTCTTTTCCTTCACACCATTCAACAAACGATGTAAAATCCTGTCGAGTTCGACCCATAGTTACCTTATAATCAAAGTCAATGTTTTTAACAATAACTTTACCTTCGGACAGTGCAGTTTCAGTACCAGCAGTAGGCAAACTAACATACTTGACTCGATCACTATCTATTTTAGATAATAGTTCGACATCTTTTTCGATATTAGTATAACAGCTAACGTACGGGTTTTCTACTCTAATTTCAAAATCCTTACATTTTTTTAATGCAATACTTAGCTTACCTGCATAGTATCGGTCCTCGGGAGCAAGTTTTTTGATCCATTCGTACTGATTTTCTTTTTGATTTTCTTTTAGATTAGCATCTATAGATTCAAAATTACAACCCCTAAATAACCCTGCGGCCTTAGTCACAAGTACAATTTTGTACTTGTACTTGTGATTAAACAACTTAGTTGTTTGTTTGGTCTGGATCGATGGATACAATTTCATCAATGATTACCTTAGGTGTTTTAACTTTAACATTGAGCACTAATTGGGTATCGGATACAGCAATACCTACATTGCCGCCCTTTCTCAAGTCTCCAAACAACATTAGTTTTGCCAATGGGCGTTTAATTTCCTTGTCAATAACACGTTGTAGTGGCCGAGCTCCCATCTTAGAATCAAACCCTTTTTCAATTAACCAATCAATTGCTTCATCGGTAATCTTAATTTTAATTCCTTTATCCTTAACTTGGTCACGTACTTCGACCATAAACTTGCCAACAATTTTAATCATTGTTTCTTTGTTTAACTTGCCAAACGTAACAACGCCGTCTAATCGATTACGGAATTCGGGAGCAAAGAACTTCTTAAGAGCTTTGTCTTCATATTCTTTCTCTTGACTACCGAATCCAATTTGATTCTTCTCGCTATCCTGTGCGCCGGCATTTGTTGTAATAATAAGGATAAGATTACGACAATCTGCCTTTTTACCATTGCTGCCTGTAACAAATCCGTTATCCATCATTTGCAATAAGATAGTTGAAACATCAGGATGCGACTTTTCAATTTCATCAAGCAATAATACACAGTTAGGACTTTCTTGTATCTGGGTAATCAACAATCCAGAATTTTCTTCAAAGCCCACATATCCCGGCGGAGATCCAATTAGTTTGCTAACTGAGTGTTTTTCTTGGTATTCACTCATATCAAATCGTACAAGTTTAACTCCAAGATTTTTAGCCAGTGCTTTAGCAGTTTCTGTTTTACCTGTACCGGTTGGTCCCATAAACACAAACGCACCGACTGGTCGATTCTCTGATTTTAATCCTGCTTGACTAACAAGGATCTTATCAACAATTTCTGTAATGGCAAGATCTTGCCCATATACTTCTTGTTGTAAGTTAGCTTCGAGGTTTGCAAGATTACTTGACTCTTGTTCGGCAATCTTTTCAGTGGGCATGTTAACTACTTTTGCAAGCTCATATTGAATAGCAGCCTCGTCAACAATTCGTTCATCTGCTAACTTTAAGTTAAAGCGTGAACACGCAAGATCAATTAAGTCAATAGCTTTGTCGGGCAACTTTTTATCTGTTTGATACTTAATAGATAATTTAACTGCAGCCTGAATAGCATCATCTTTAATTTTAACATTATGATGAGATTCATAGTATTTCTTAATACCCTTAAGGATCTGAACTGCCATTTCTGGAGTAGGCTCATCAATACTAATACGTGCAAATCGACGCATTAATGCACGATCCTTTTCAAAGTACTTACGATATTCTTCCCATGTAGTACTTGCAATGACTTTAATGTTACCTTTACTCAGTGCTGGCTTCATCATGTTAGCAAGGTCATTGCTATTTTGACTGCCGCCGGCTCCGGCTCCACTAATCATATGGGCTTCGTCAATGAACAATACTGTCTTGCCTTTCTTATCAAGTCCTCTAAGAACTAATTTAAATCGTTCTTCAAAATCTCCACGATACTTGCTGCCAGCTAACATTGCACTGATGTCAAGATTATACACAGTATATTCTTTTAGAAAGTCGGGAACTGCACCTTTAACAATATTAAATGCAAGGCCTTCTGCAATGGCAGTTTTACCTACACCAGGATCTCCAACAAGGATAACATTGCTTTTGCTTCTACGACCAAGTGATAGTGCGATATTTTCTAATTCATCAATTCGACCAATTACCGGATCGACTTTGTTTTTCTTAACAGCTTCATTAAGATTAGTTGTAAATGCTTTTAATGCACGTTCGCCCTGCCCGTCTCTAGGTTCTTCCGATTCTTCCGATTCCGTAATTTCTGAGTTTAAATAATCGGCAAATTTATCTTTGTCGATCTCTGCTTGGCCAATGTAGTAGTTGGCATACGACCGCTTCTCTGCCATCATGGCAAGGAACACATCAGTGGGCTCAATCTTTTGACGCCCATTGAAAAGGACTTGCGTAAATGCACGATTAAGTACACGTTCTACGGCTTGTGTTTTGCGAGGCTTAACATCTGTAACTTCTGTTACAATTTCGTCACATTTATTTTTAAGGTACAATTCAAGATTCTTTTTAAGGAAACCTGCATCTGCACCGTATCCAGTAACACACTTACTAAACGATTCTTCACATAACATGGAAAACAATAAGTGTTCTATGGTTAGATATTCGTGTTTTAGTTTCTTAGCAACGTCAATAGCTTTTTCAAATACTTGTTGCAATTCACTGCTAGGTTCTACCATTATCATTTCCTTACGGTTATTGTTTTTCTATTTTAGCATACAATGCTTCTAATTCTTGCCTTAATTGGTGATCTAATACCGCCGGAATCGTTACAGTAACTACAATTATCATGTTGCCGACTCTGCCAGTATTGATGTCTCTAAAGCCGCGACCACCGCTTGAAAACTCAGTTCCTGGAGTAATGCCAGCACGTAAAGTTAGCGGCATAATATTACTGTCTAAACATACCACTTCTTTAGTACAGCCAGTCATTGCTTCTAATGCCGTAATGGTAACAATTTTAAATAAATCATTACCTCTACGTTCCCATTCAGGATCTGGCTCAACCATTACAGATACATTGAGATTACCTCGAGCAAACTGCGGAACTGAATCGTCCCCAAGTCCCCCGTATCGAATGATTTGCCCACTTTGTACGCCTTGTGGAATGTCAACAACTACAGTTTGATGTTTGCCCGAAGGCATTGCATATCTAGCTTCAATCTGAGTTCCTGTATATGCTTGTTTAAATGAAACAGTTACTCGAATAGTTAAATCTTTGTTTCTCTGCATTTGTCGACCCCCAAATCCTGCAAAACCAGGGCCGAAGTTAAAACCAAACATTTCGCTAACATCATTCCAGCCGGGCGGTCCAGGGTGGCCCGGATGTCCGAATGGATTTCCATTCTTCTGGGCATCGTATTGTTGACGTTTTTGGGGATCGCTCAGCGCATCGTGAGCTTGTGATATTTCTTGAAATTTCTTTGTGTCGCCGCCACGGTCAGGATGATTCTTCATGGCCAACTTTTTGTAGGCCTTTTTAATTTCATCCTGACTTGCGTTTTCGTTTACACCTAATATTTGATAATAGTCCATAGTGCTATTATATAGCATTAAGACCTAGTTTGTCAATCTAAAGGTGGAAATTTTTCATCCAATGGCGGCCTACTAGGCGCTGGCCTACTCACGACCGGCATTGCACCAAACCCACCGGCTGCAACAGGTGTTGTCCCCCAACTTGGAGCTGCAGACACTGGTGCTCCAAATCCTGAATTACTACCAAAGCCTGTTGGTGCTGGTGAATTAAAACCACCGGAGTTGCCGAAGCCTCCTGATTGCGGTTGGCCAAATGCTGGAGTCCCGCTCGCAAATCCTGCTCCTGGTGTTTGTATTCCGCCATTGTTTGCTCCGCCTAATTTTTCCTGTGTGCGACCAAATGCCGCAATACCTAGTACTGCACCCATGGCAATATGAAATAGTCCTGCACCTTGCAGTGTTAGTGGTGTCCATTGTGTAATTGTACTATGAGTGAAGGTCTGCAATAGACTCCAAAGAATTGGAAATACTACCATGTCCATCATACAGACTACCATATACATCCACCCCATCATTGGACGCCATTTACTGTTCATCCAATCTTCTTTTTTTGTTTCGCTTGCGCTTAAAACTTTAACTTCTTCTGCCATAATGTTCGCTCCTATTAGTCTATTACTTCTTAGCTAACATTGTTTGAATCTTTTCTTGAATTGCCTTGGCCCAGAAAGGCTGCGGAAAATTCCAACCTACAAATGCTCCTACTGCTACCCATAATAAAATATCTAACATAACATTCTCCTTAGAACCAAAGGTATAAACCGTTTAGGCTTAATACAATTCCGAATCCTGCTACAACAAAGCTACCCCAGAACATGGCCATGCTGACTGCAAGAATACTTGCTGACAGCACAACGATTGCCAACTGATATGCTGTTGATGCATAACCAATCCATGGACTGGATTTTTTAGCAATTTCTCGTTCAGCTTCCATCTCTCTTGCTTTACTAGCAATTTCTTTCTTGTCAGCATCCATGCGTTCTTTCTCTGCCATGAATTCTGCTTTAATTGTTGGATCAGCTGTTGTCTTAGCGGCAATCTCGTAGCTTACGCCACGACTGGCTTTAGCTTGATACTGTGCCCAAGTGTTGTTAGCACCCAGTGTATTATTTAATACTGTGCTACCTAACTTGCCGCCATACCATGCGTTGACTGCTAACAATAAAGCAAATACGGAAATAACCATACCTGCTTTGTCTTTTAATTTTGCTTCACGTTCACTACGTGATCCCACTGGAGGCTTAGGTGCGTCCGGGTCTTTAGGGTGTTTAGTTACCAAGTTTAGTACTGAATCTATTAATGCCATCTCTCGCTCCTACTTAATATACTACTATTTAACTGATTCGAAGATTTTTTTCTGCTCTCGGTACCATTCTTGCCATGCTTCTAGTTTAGCCGCATTTTCATGACAGCTTCCGTAGTTTTCAACAACTCTGTCTAGGAGTTGACTGGCTTTAACTTCACTGGGGGTTCCATCAGTTGCGGCGGCACGTCCGGCCACTTCATTACGACTGGCGCTGTCGTGCAAGCTGACAGTAGACTTAGGCAAGCTACAACTAGCATCCAATTGCTTACCTGCAACTTCTTTGATAATTTCTCTGTTGACATAGACATTTTCCTTAATGACTTTAACCTTTGTAACTACCTTTGTTTCTATAACTGTGTTAACCTGTTGCGATTTTTCTTCTGCAATCTTAACTTTAGCTTCTAATTCTGCTACTCGAGCAAGCCATGCAGATTGCACATTATGTCCGCCAAACAAGTATGATCCTATTACTAACAGTACTACGCCCACTAGTTCTGCGGGTAATTTGTACTGCCCCATCATGGGAATCCACGTTACAAGTTTACTGGCAATGTACAGACTAACACCTACTATTGTAAATGCATAGTAAATCCAAACAAAAAGGCTATCTGGGATAAGACTTAACATCCATCCAAATTGGCTCATTAAACTTTCTCCAACACCACTGCATATCCGTCATTCTCAAATACAAAAGATGAACCAATTTTAGTAATATTATAGTTACCAACATACTTTGTGTAGTACAGTATTTCACTCATTGCACTACCTTCTAACATAATAGGGCCTTGGATATTGTTGTATATTTCTTCAGTACGGCCAAAATCTTTAATACGCAAACGCAACGGGCCTGAAAATTTCTTCTGGAATACTATGTCCTCGTGATCTACACTAACACTTTCTAAATAGCTACGTCCAAAGAAGTTACCAAAGTTATTCATTACATTTTCTTGTATAGTGATCTCATAGTCATCTTTAGTTTTTGGAATTGTTTCGTTGAGATTTGATTCGTCGGCATCGATACTGTGAAAGCTCTTATGATATCTAAATTTAAAGTTTTCAACTTCTGCAAGTTGGCGTACTCCATTTAGTAATTCTAAAATTTGTTCACTGATACGACGATTACGTTCAATTTCAACAAACACTTTATACTTGCCATCACTAAGTTCTCCAGGGCTTGCATCTGCGTCTAGAACAAAATCATAACCGCTTTCCATAAACTCAACTAGATCATCTGCAGGTTTTTGACTACCTACAGTGAATGCCAAAACTACAATGTCTTTATCTTCGCCCATTTTACTAGAATAGCTGTCAACTTCAAAAATATTATCCACTAACATTTTTAAGTCGCCTGCTAATAGGCCTTCATTAAACTTGTGCATTAACATCTCCTCCTGCTGGTGCTGCTGGTGCTGCTGGTGCAGGTATTGGCGGCGCTGCTAGAGCAGCCACATCAGCTGCTTGTGCCGGAGCACTATCTACGTTCGCATTTCGTCCAATGCCCATACTTTCCTTCATCTTAGTCATGTATCCGTTGTAAATATCTTCAACTAGCGTCTTGGGCATTGTAATTTCTACAAGCCATACAGGTTTGCGGTCTAGTTTACCTTTACGTGTGCCTGGTCTAAAATCATCAGGGGTTTTAACTTTCCGTGGCTCTAGCAAATGTGTTTGTTCATAAGTTACTTTGCAGCCATAGTCTAGCAATCTCTTGCCTGCCATAGGATCAGGCATCTTATCCTTTGGCCACATAAAACTACAAGTAATCCAGTGACGGTCAACTTTAGGACCTTCTGCTAATTCGCCATCTTGCCAGTTTTTATATACGTACATATTCATTTCATCTAGAACTCTTTCGAAATCTTTAAGAGTTGATAGACTGCTGTTAGTACTGTAAATTGTTTCTACGTTTTTAATAACGTCAAGTATATCGCGCATATTGGTTCCCAGGGTGTTCTATACTTATTTAGCTGGGTTTAAATCATATCACGTCAGTTTATCTTAGTCCAAAAGGTATAAGTAAGAGTGTAGGACCTATGTAGTTACTGGGCGGTCACTACAAGTCCTACTATAACCAAAAGTGGGAGATAAACTTAATGAGTAAAAACACAAGAGTGAAAAAACGTTTTACTTCAGATGTGAATGTAATTGACTTTCATGCACACATACCTGCAAAAAAGCAGCGTGTAACGCTGTTGCCTCGCAATAAAAACCAAGAAACTTATCTTTTTAAACTTCAAGACGATCGTAAAAATATTGTTTTTGCAATCGGTCCTGCAGGTACGGGTAAGACTTTGTTGGCTGTGCAAAATGGTATTAAACTTTATCAAGAAGGTAAAGTTGACAAAATTATAGTCACAAGACCCGCCGTTTCCGTAGATGAAGATTTAGGATTTTTACCAGGTACGCTAAATGAAAAGATGGCTCCATGGACAAGACCGATCTTCGATGTATTAGGAGAATATTACCAACAAAAAGATATAGCAGCAATGCTGGAGGAAGGAGTTATCGAAATAAGCCCACTTGCATATATGCGCGGCCGTACGTTTAAGAATGCTTACATTATTGCGGACGAAATGCAAAATGCCACACAAAACCAAATGAAGATGTTACTAACCCGGTTAGGTGAGAATTCTAAGATGGTGGTAACAGGAGATTTGAATCAAGCAGATAGATTGAGAGACAACGGTCTATTAGACTTTGTGGGAAAGATTGAAGGCAAACGGCTATCACATATAGACGTTGTTCAGTTTGATCATAAAGACATTGAAAGACACGATGCCGTGCGGGAGGTACTAGAAGTTTACGGTGATGATTAAAAAAGGACCTTCGGGTCCTTTTTATACTTGTTCTACTTGTATTCCTGATTTTTCAAGAAACGTAACCCCACCAGTATCCCGATAAGAGTTCCTATATAGAACACTGCCAATACCACTTTGGTAGATAAGTTTGGCACAGTCCAAACATGGAGCATGGGTAATAAACATAGTAGCACCCATACCAGATTCGTTAGATTTAGCCAACTTGGCAATTGCATTAGTTTCAGCATGAAGTACCTCTGGTTTAGTTTTTAATGTATAATCGCCGTCTTGTGTCCAAACTTTGTCTTCACAATCGTTATCCCAACCAGCCGGCATACCATTGTAGCCAATGGATATAATTCTATCATCCTTGACCACAATAGCACCAACATGCAATCTGCGAGCATGACTAAGTTCTGCAAATGTCTCCGCAGTTTTCATGTATGCATCGATCAGTCGTTGTTTCATTCTTCTAGCAAGTCTAATTTATTAGGCTTGTCTTTCCATTCTTCAGAATCGAGCAAGGCCGGTTTCTTTTTAGTAATAACCGGCCATTTGTTGCTAAGTCTAGTATTAATTTCTAACCATATTGGAATGTTAGTATTAGTATCGTTGTCTGCTACAATTGCGTCAACTGGACATTCGGGAATACATACTCCGCAATCGATGCATTCATCTGGATTAATTACTAGAAAATTTGGACCTTCATAAAAACAGTCAACTGGACATACTGATACGCAATCAGTATGCTTACATTTGATGCAATTTTCGGTAACAAGGTGCGTCATTGTACGTGGCTCAGTCTAATTAGGCAAGCGGCAAGGTTAATTTCGGGGTCGATGACTAGCGTATGATCTACTAGTCCTTGTTTAATAATAAGGATTGCTTTTTCTTGTAGTGATTCTGTACCAAAGATTTCAATGTTGTCATACAACCAACGATAGATTTCTTCCATCTCTTCTGGCCTAGCTTGACTGCACACTAATTTACGTGCTTCGCTGATCTTGCCTTTCTTAAAAAGTTCAACCATTTCAATCTTATAGTCTTGTTCTCCAGTATCTCCCTTCTCCGGAGTATGCAATGACCCATTTAGGCTGTTCATTTGTACAGTATTAATACATTTACGTAGATCCGGATAGGTTGCTTTGACAAATGTGTCTAAAGTGTCTAGATCAAATTCTACTTTCTCTTCCATAAGAATAGTAGCAATGCGAGCAGTAAACTCAGCAATGTCAACTTTTTCAATATGAAAACCTTGACATCTGGAATGGATAGCAGGGATAATTCTGTTAGGATAGTTACAAGTAAGTACAAATCTAGCAGTAGTATGATATTCTTCCATAACACCACGTAATGCCGCTTGTGCGTTTGGACTCAAGTAATCAGCTTCATCTAGTAGCACTACTTTAAAGTCACCGAACGGAATCATCTGTACAAAGTTTACAATCTTGTAGCGGATGTCGTCTACAGAGTTAGTACGTGAGCCGTTAATTTCTAAAATATCAAGATCGTTAATATCAAGTTCTTTAAACAATATCTTGGCTAAGGTTGTCTTGCCAATGCCAGCATTACCGCTAAACAGCAAGTGCGGAATGGTCTTTTGTTTGATCCATGCTTCTACTTGAGTCTTTTGATGATTGTCACGGAACACGTATCCGTCGACGGTGCTTGGGCGATATTTTTCTGTCCATAAATCGTTCATTGTGGGGCCTTGTATATTTTTGTTAATTCAAATTCAGAATGTAATGCAGTAATAATTTTTTGAACTGTACAATCTACTACAGTTTTATCGTATGTAGTATATGCACAATGTTGTGTAGGGGCTTTTTCAATTATGTCTATTGCCTCACGTAGTAATAGTTCAGCGAACTTTTTACACTCTGACATATCCCAGTGTCCAATACCAAACATATCCTTTTCGTATCCAGCCTCAATAGCAAGTTCTTTAATTCGTTCGTTCATATATTTTCTCTTGATTGTAATATTTTTTTTGTTTTATAATAGCTATTAGCAAACGCCCATGGAAATAATCTAAAACTGTTAGACTGTTCTCTAGTCATTTCAATAAACTCTAATTCAATGTTAACTGGTTCCAAAGGGATTAAATGTACCATAGGAGTTCCAGCAGGAATTTCTAATTCCCCTATACGTTGCACCGGCGGCAAGAACATATTTAAGTGTGTAGTATGTTGATATTTGAATTCTAATACACCTGGCGGTAACGCCCAATCTTCTAAATTAGGTTTGTTCCAAGATGCCTCAACTACTAAAAATGGAACTTCTCGCTTAGTTTGTAGGTTCCACGGACTCATTAGTTTAACGTTGGTCCAATTTTTAAATGCAAAGTTAAACTGTTCACCGGGGTGTGATGTTTGATTTTCCGGATTAGCACCGCCTGGAACCTGTACCTCAATTAATCTGTTGTTAGTCCAGGTAATTTTATGATCTTGCCAAAGCGGGATAGTTATTCCGCGTTTAAAAAAATCAATAAATCCCGGACATGTTCGCATTGTCGGGATATCTTCAGAGTTGCCAAATTTAACTGTTCTCGATAATTTTTGCCACCAGTCTGGAATGCTTTCTTTAGCATGTACAATTGGAAACAATTTAATAAGCTGGTAATTTAAATTAAAACATTCTATTTTTAATGTAGGACTTTTCTTCCAAAACATTATACCAACTCCTCAACTACCCCAAGGATTTCGGCCAAGATGAACAAAATACCTGCAGTAAACAAGTCACCACGTAGTAATCTGACACCTGCACCAATCCGCAATGCACTCTTTACAAGACTAACATAAAAATGTCCCTTGCTAGTATCTTTAGGTTGCACATTAATTAATGATGGATGATGCGGGCAGCGACCTTGATTATATTCACAATCTGCACTATATTCTTTGTTACATGTTTCACATTTCATTTTTTTCCTTTTAGCATCAACTACATGTTGAGCAAGAGAATTGTATTTTCATAGTACTATTATACATAAAAAGTAAGGAAAGGTCAAGATTATTTGGTAAGTTATGTTTAACAATTAAATATCAGTGTTCGGAGTCTTTATGAAAATTGCAATATTCGGTGATAGTTTTGCACACACTAACCCTCTTTCAAAATTGAAAGATAAGGCATGGTATAACTTATTAAAATCTCAAGGTCATAGTGTAACATTATTTTCCAGTACAGGATCAAGTCTTTGGTATAGCTACGATAAATTTATTAAAAATCATGCTGTGTTTGATCGATGTATAATAATGGTTACTAATTGGGGTAGATTTCATTTGCCCCAATTGAAACAGCCATTCTGGCCTGGAGTTAGTCAAATTGAGGAATTTTTAAAGGTTTGCGAATTTCCAGAGTACGATAGGAATGTGTTACTCTCAACATACAATTGGGCCATTTATGCAAGGAACGATGATCAAGAAATTGCATATCATCAACTGATGTTACAAGATATTGTATTAAAGCGACCCGATACATTAATTATTCCTTGCTTTGATTATGATCTAAGTAGAGTACCCACCGGAGAAAATTGTACATTATTTGATGTTAGCATGATTGATATTTTATATTATCGTATAGATTGGCAGGATGATAAGGGTATATGGCGCCGGCGCCCTCTTCGTAAAGGCGGCCTAGAACTTAGAGCATGTCACATGAATGATGCTAATAATAAAATACTTGCAGATAAAATAGAAAACTGGTTGTTAACCAATCAGTTCTATATGAAAAAAGAAGATTTTGTACAGCCAATTGAATCAGTTGACTATTACTTTGAATTAGACTTTACTGAAAAAACCTAATTACTTTGGAGTCATCCAAACCCATCCGCCATCCACTGCGGGTCTAAAATGCCCTTGGCGCCAGTAATTCTTTCTTGTTATTTCTAAGTAATATAAGTCTACTGGAAATCTAGTACTATGAAAATGTCTATTAACTTTAAGGTTATTTTTAGTAATCATGTCATCAAATGTAGACAAGCCAGATCCCCAGCTATTTTCTATTAAAAGTATTCTGCCATTATCGGTTAAGAAATCCCCAACATTGTTAAAAAAATCTTCATGAATTTTCCAATCAGTGTCTTTATATCTTCTAGGATCAGTATATGCATCGTGATACGGATCAACATTAAAATGTGGAGGGTTTGCTACAATTAGATCAAATTTTAAATTTTTATCAACTGATTTAAAATTATCTGATAAAATAAATTTCACAGTATCTTCACAATTATTTTTTTTAATAGTAAGATCTATTAAATCCTTACACGGGGCATGTCTATCGAGCAGCGTTAAATTTGTACATAACTCGGCACTTAACACCGAAAACCCGATAACTCCTGCACCAGAACACCATTCTAAACAATTAGTAGCAGGTGTGCCACCTAATACAAGCCCGACTGCGTCGCAGATATCTTCAGCTATTAGTACGCCACCGCCGTCGAGTTCGTCGGTAAAACAAATGATTTTATTATTAAGTTTATATTCTTGAATTTTCATAAATTTTATTTTAAAAAGAAAGGGTTTATCCAAACCCTTTGAGTTATTTGGACAAATACTGTCCTAACTCCGGGGGCATCCACCCTACGGGTTTCAATACCTTACCGTCTTCTCGTTTACGAACCTTGCCGGTCTCTGAATCAATCTTGGCAAAGTTAGTTTTCATAACTTCTTTCCATGCACCCTCGGCATCTGCACCCATACTGTGGATAGTGCCAATAGTAACAACTAGGATATCAATTAGTGCATCAAGTGCTTCGACATTGTCATTCATGTCACAGGCATGCTTGTATTCTTTATATTCTTCTTCAATAAGTTTTGAGTACAGCGCAAACTGATTTAGATTGATCTCTCCTACTGTTTGATCGCAGGCTCGCATAAATTTTTCTTGATCTCTAAAAGGATTTGTCATTTTATTTCTCTTTGTTTATAATTTGAGCAAGATAATTAGCCCACGCATTTAATGCTACAGGATCCCAGTGATATTGCCCCACTCCGCTGCCAACAGTATTGGCACCCCATTTAGTAGTTAACCATTCAAATTGAGTTAAATTACACAAGTAATTATCATCGTTAAATACCGCGTCCCATAATTCAGGAGTTTGTTGTCGATTAGCATCAACACATAGCATGAAATCTTCTTTTGGTTTGTAAGGTGTAGATATTGAGTTAAAAAACAAGTATGGAATATTAGCATGTTTTAAAAAATTTACTAGTCCCCAATAGGTCCACGCAAATCTATTCATATGACTATCTATGCTCTGGCTTATCCATCCCTTGTACGCATGTTGCACATCGGATCGGTTTAAATAATTACCTAATGTTCCATTTGTAGCATGTTCATTAAATCCAGCGTTAAAATAAAATATATCATCATCGGTTATAAACTCTTCTCTGGTGAATTCAGTCCAACCTATGACAACTAGTATATCAGCCGGATTACGATGACTAAGCTCACGTAATAATATAGATTGAGTATTAACAGCAATACTCCAATTACTTTGACCAGGCCTGCTAAGATTTATTCCATTTGTGTTAAGAATGTTACATAACTGCTTTGGCCAAGCATGATTCCAATCTTCTGGTGATTGCTGCTCCGGCCTAGTGCATTCAAATCCACTGGCCATGCTACATCCGTTAGCAACAATAAACTTGTTGCAGTCATTGACTTTGACGATCATTATAGATTATTAAACAATACATCCTCGGGTGGAGTATCGGATGATAACAGAATATCCTTATTATCAACTAATCGAATAATGATTTCAGTTCCAGTCTCGTCTTCTATAGTAACACCTCGAGACCAACGTCCGTGATCTACATAAATCCATTCGCCAACTTTAACATCTTTTTGCTCAGGACCAACTGCAAATACACAACCCCATCGTGGCTTAATACCAGACGACTTTCCGTTACCTGATAATACTACAATACCTGATTGAGTTGTTTCGTCACCAAACTCCATATCTGAAATTAGTACACGATCTCGGATAGGGTTAATCTTACCACGTACTACATTGAGACTCATTTCTCCTCCGAGTCAAAGTCTTCAAATTTTGAATCTGGTGCATTGTTTACTGGAGCAGTTGGTGCAACAGTTTTAGCTGGTCTCGCTGCCTTAGTAGGCACTGCGTCAGCATGAGTATGATATTCAGTCATTACATCTTCACGCTTTTTGATGATTTTGCCCCCGGGTCCTAATTCGTCGCCACGAGCATTAACTTTAACATTACCCACTGCTAACGTCATTTCATTTTTAATACGTAATTTGTCAAGGTCAATTTCTTTGCCTTGCATTGTTCTATAAACACTATTTGCCATTGTTATCTCCTAACATTATATAAGTACTTATCTCAAGAATTCATGCCAGTCTAAATTATATTTCATGCTGTCAATTCTATGAACACCAATTAAGTATAACACATAACTGGCTACGCTACTGCCTCGTCCGACGCCCCATACTACATTATTGGCTCTAAGCGTATCTACTAGATATTTTAAATAAAACAGCAAATCCATCATTCCGTGCTGTATAAATGCTTCTAGTTCTTCACTTACTCTATTAGTTTGTTCTTCGGTAGAGCACATTCCGTAGAGCATTTCTACTAAATTTGGACAGTAATCACCGGGCATGTTCCAGATACGTTGGCATGACTTATCATACTCTGTTATCTGAAAGTGAGTTTCGTACGGCTCTATAAATTTAAAGCCAAGTTGATTTTCTATTTCCCGTATAGATTGACTGCGTTCTTCGACTAGCATAGTGTCGCTTACAGTAAATTGGTGCCCACGATACAAAGCATCAAATAAATCTTGTTCGTTAAAAACGGGATTACTATATTTGTCTGTGCGCATACAGACATTTTACTTGACATTGATCAGTTTGTCAAGTCCTTTATCTCTATTTTGGTATTGTTGCTGCCAGACTTTTGCCCGTCTACTTCGTAGTTCTTCGTTGTACAATTCTAAAAACATAGATATTTGATTTTGCAAAGCAGGGTTGCTACTTTGCCAATATTTTTTCCCAAGCTCAGACACACGAGATTCAATCTCGGCATCTTTTAATTGTGAAAAGTCTTCAGCTAATGGATGCATTAGGCAAACTCACCAATATATCTAATGTACATTTTACTGCCGTTACCATAGTCATATTTCCATGCTTCGACAATGACTGTTTTTCCAGCCGGAACTATAATTGCATGACTGGTAAATTTACCACTGTCATCGTCTGACACAGTGGCCAATGCATTGGTTGCAAATGTAATAGTGTGCGGAGCACCTTCATTATTTTCTAAATGTATCCGCACTTTGGCAAATCGATTGTCTAATATTGGCCAGTTGGTTAGTTCTAAGGTAGCACTATCTCCAATAGTGATCCTATGGTATTCACCGTTTGACACTTGAACAGTGGTGGTGCCCGACTCTACACTAATTATTGTAGCAACTGCGCCGTATAGTTTATTAGTCACAGCGTTCTGGATAATACTTCCAGCAAAGTCGTTTGAGGCATTTAACTTGGCCGTGTTTAGTTGTAGATCTGTTATCTCAGTTGCTGCTTGAGCCAGTCCAGTTTTAGTAATTTGGAAATTATCTCTAAATCCTTGACTGTTATTGTCTTGGCCTGCCACTGGAAAAGCAGCGTCTATGGTTGATGATACTATTGCACTTGTCATGTTATTATGGTCCTGTCGTTTCTAAATACGATGTATTTATCAGTGGTATCACCGGTCACAGAATCTATTATGTACCGATCAATCACATAGTCAATTTTATTAAAGCTAAAGTCCGGTGTTGTTTTTAGATAGTTCTTAATATTAAGCATGATATCATCTCCGCGTCCAACTTTACAGAAACACAAGGGAATAGCACTAACAAATCCTAATTCTTGCACACTACCGTCTTGGATAGTACGCATCCATAACGGCAGGTAATTTCGATCATGTAATCCTAACTGTTCAATTCGTCTGCGCCATAATGAAATGCTTGCCGGCTGTCGAAATTCTCCGTCTGGGTATACATCACTGCGGTCCGCAGTAACTGAATAAGGTTGCGGCCTTCCCCAAAATCGTGTGGGTGTATCAAATGGTCCGTTGAAATAAATGTTTGTTTGATCCACAGTAGTTAGTATTGGATCTATAGGACCTGCCTCTGCTAAATCCAACGTCTTATTACCTATTTCAAGCGGGTCAATAACATCAAGATAAATTACTTCATATAACAGGTTGTTAGTGCCCGTAACCTTTGCTTGTGCTTTTTTAACATCACCAATTTTAAACCGTTTCTTACGGTGATTTTGCCCAACTACTGAAACGACCTGCGCCGCTGTTTTAGTTTCAATCCCGGAATACACAATCATTTTTAAATCATTTTGAATTCCAAAATTACTGTCACCGGGTCTATAAATTGCAGTAGCATCAAAAATATTACTATTTCTAATAAAGTTTTTAAACAACTCTCGCTGATCCAACTTAAGATATGGTTTTGCAGTTATATTACTGTATAACCTATTATTAGGAGTAGTAATAGTTAGACTGAATGTTCTTGATATTGCACTGTACCCTAAAATATCTCGAGCTTCTACTGTAAAGGAGTAAACTCGATCAACGGTAGTAGTACCTGCATCTAAACTAAAATTACTGGCATCAAACGTAATCAGACCTTGATCACCATTTAAATTAAATTGCGAAACTTTTCCAGTTATTTCACCATCTAACTCAAGGATTAATCCTGGAGGCAATGTTCCCGATGTTTTTACATATAGGATAACAGATTCTGTAATTGTGCTTGATGCGGTAACTGATAGCATACTGATTAAATTAGCTTCGATATTGCCCAAGTTAGACCCGGTAACCCACCCCATTACACTTTCAACTTCACCCAATACTTGTACAGTAAATGTACGTTTACTTGTAGCAGTTTCTGCACGATCACTTAGTCTCATTGCAGTCACAGTAAAATGGTAAGTTTTAGTAATTGCTGGTTGGTAAGGAACAACACCAAATATTTCAGCAGTCCCTTGATCAAATTGCATACCTGGAGGTAGTATACTAACTGTAGAATCCGGATTAGTTGCGTCCAATGAGTATACTATAGGACCTAAATCTAAATCTTCATAAGTGTCTAATCTTATAGTTTGATAATTGTTTGCCCTACGTACTCCAAGGTTAGCAGGAGTAACCCATATCGGCGCCCTTACATAAGTTGCATCAACCATGAATGATCCCGAACCAGCAGTGGTAACAGTATTGTCTGCTCTAAAGTAATCATCTCCAACTACATAAATTTTAAACTTTCTTTTTACTTCAGTATCACCGTCGGTAATAGTTACTATAAACTCGTAGTTACGATTTAATTTCTTTGGGCTAAGACTCGGTGTACTGTAGTCAAAGATTGCAGTATCGTAAATGTAACTATCATAACCGTTAGACGATCTATATCCAAAGTCAAATGCTACAGCATCATAAACTGTAGTATCAAAAAATCCATTCCCCGCAGTTTCCGGAATAACCAATGCAGGTTGTACCCATCCTACAATTCTCCCAGAATCAGTCAACACTAATCCCGGAGGAAGAGTTCCTTCCTTGCTTGCAATGAAATACTTTAATCTTTGTCCGGCAGCAGTATCCGGATCTGTTGCAAGTAATTGAAAATCAATGTATGAACTATCAAGTATATAATAAACATTATTAGGGCCAACAGGTAGCGATCCAGCGGCAGTTTGCCACACTGGTTGATCAGCACCATCAACTGTAATTGCAAACGTTCTATCTGAAATTTCATTATTATACGATGCACGTACTACAAATTTAAATTCAGTTGAACGTGGCACTTCAAATGCCGATCCAATAATAGCATCATCTACTATTCTAAGACCTGGGGGAAGTTTTCCCGAAATTACAGAGTATGTGGCAGTACCAACAACTGGCAGTAGTTGATTTATTGAGGTTCTTTCTTGTATAGTACCAAAACTATATCCAGAATGTTCAGTCCATACGCTTAGTGGCATAATTATGACCAAGTTGCAAGAGTAGCTCTAACCCAAGTGGCAGGTGCTATGCAAACATAAATGTGAGTAGCATCAAACGCAATCTGCCCAGTCATTCCTGCAGAAGTTGCAGAGGCCGGAGCAGCACTAGCCAGCGGGGCTGACCAAGATAATACACCACTAACACCTGCAGTTAATACTTCACCGGCAATGCCAGTAGTGCTAGGTAATGTCCATGTTATGTTAGATCCTACTGACGCAGGAGCCTGAAATGCAACATAGTTTGAACTGTCAGCATCTGCAAATCTTAAATCGCCTTGTGCATTAATTTGTAGATCTCCAGCAACGTTAACAGTAGTAGCAGTTAATGTTAGTGTTGACCCTGACAAATTTTGTATAGAGTTAACTTTCCATATACCAGCTGATGATAATTCTGCACGAATAGCTAGTGTAGACCCATTGTCTGTACCAAAACTAACCTTAGTAGGTATGTGTCCGGTTGTTGGTACTCCTTCTACAGTTGCGCTGATCGCAGCACCTGCTGCCCGCCCTGTACCGTCCCACCCAATAAATGCAATATCAGCAATATCATCACCGTTTACTACTACAGTAGGAACTGTGCCAGTTCCTCGTGATCTATAAAAATTAAAGTTTACAGAATCTGCAGTTTCGTGGTGTTGTGCAAATGTAAATCCTTGTCCGGTTGCTCCTGAATAAGAATTTCTAGTAAGGTAAAGGTTACCATTTACTAGACTAGTATTGTTACCTATACTTAGTAGAGTTGTTGGAGTTATATTTAACTCACCAGTTTTTATAATGTTACCAGTTATAGCAATGTTTGCATTTACGAGAACCTCTCCAGTGCCGGCTGGGTCTAAATCAATGTTCCCATTTCCGGTACTAACAATTTTTTTACCATTAACATCTAAATCACCACCTAATTGCGGACTTGTATCGTTAACAACGTCAGTTAGCCCACTGCCGCTTATAAGATTTCCACCGGCAGTGCTTCCATCACCTACGTATAATTTATGTTGGTCAGTGGTATATAGTAATTCGCCAGCAGCAGGAGTAACCGCTGCTCTATCTGTTGCTAAGCCTCTTCTAATCTGTAATGCCATTGTATTCTCCTAACCTTTATAAAAATGTTCCTAAATCTAGTGTAAAGCCTGCCGGTATAGTAAACGTACCAAAATCCAAACTACCCCCGGCACCACTAGTTGCAGATGATGTAATAGTAACATCACCGAGGCCGTTTGTGGGACTAATTGAAATGTTTGTTCCCGCAATAATTTTAGTTACGCCGCCAGCAACAATAGTGCCTGGCTTCCATTGACTTGTACCAGTATTCCAAACAAGTGTTTGTCCATTAGTTGGTGCAACAGATACAGTATCTACATCGGCTAACACATTGATACTTGATGAAGTATACACTCCATTGGTCACAGTACCAGCATTGCCACTTATATTACCACTTACTTTGCTACCAGCTAAACTAGTAATCCATGTAGGATTTGCATACGATCCATTTATGTATACCCCATTGGTAACAGTACCAGCATTACCATCTGCATTACCACTTATACTTCCAGTTATTTTATTGCTAAATGTCTTATTGCCAGTAATAGTTTGATCACTTGTGGTATATACCCCATT